ACCCGCCCCGCCGCTGCTCGACCCTGATACCTTGAACCGTCGCAGGTGGGACATGAACAGCGGGTAGAGCCTATCCACCATCTGGCCGTCCACTTCCTCGGCCACGATCTCGTTGATGATGCCGTCTGATCCGTACACCCACCCAGTCGGCAGATCGTCCAGGTCCTCGGGCGGCAAGGGGGCTAGCGGGACTGGCTGCGGTGCTGGAAGGGCGGCCGGTGTTTGGCGCTCGGCAAGGTTAAGTGGTGATCTGATCTTGTTATGGAAGATGCATCCCTTGCAATCTTTAGAACCTTCGTTCTCGAATGCGCTACAAGATGGCCATCCAAGACCCGCACTTTCACGATCCCGAACCTTGCGGTCATACATCTTATCAGTTTCGTCTCGTGTATACCCGGCGTATCCTCTGGAAAGAAAATGTCCCCATCGGCGACCGTCATCCATGAAAGTAGCTGCGAGCATGTCGAGCATCCACAGCCCTTGTGGAAAGTCCCGTCCGTGCTCAACGGCCGCGCGTTGGAAGTGTGGGCAGTATAGAAATACAGCGTCGGGGTTGAGGGGCGTTTCGTCATAGGTGTTGATCCCTGCAGAGAGACTGTCATGCGGGTCCAGGTGCGAGAATGCGCTTGCCATCTTACCGCTGAACCCTGAAAGATCGAACGCGGCATCGGCGGTTACAGCCGCTGTAACGGTCGGCGCGAGAGCCGCAAGCCCCGAAAGTCCTGGCGCGGTGGCGAAGTCATAGCTGGCGCCGAGCGCCGCAAGCTTGACAACTTTCGGTGGGATCGTTTTGTGGTTGAACGTGCCCGGGACGCGGAGGATGCGCGCAGGGTCCGTCGTGAGGCCATAATCGCATTTGAGACCAAGTCGTTCAGCTTCTGCTCGCAGGCCCGCGGCGAAAGGTCGCCACTCTGTCGTAGTAAGCGCACGATCGCTAATCCAGTAGACGTGTACACCCCCGCCAGAGAGTACCAGCGCAGACGGCGCTGGTAGGCCTGCTGCAGCGACAAAGGCGTTGACGGCGTCGAGCGCTTCGTTGAGCGTCGCATATCCCTTTTCCTCTTTAACATCAACATCTAACCAAAGTGATTTCAGCTTCAGCGCCATGTCGGCGTGACGAGCGGCGATGATCTTTCCAGTGGCCTTGCTCTTGCCGGTCGCAGCCTGGGTGCTCGTGCAGAACCAGATATCCTTCATCGCGGACGGGTTCACCGCGCCCCACTGCACGAGACCCATCATGTCATCCAGTTTCGTGAATGGGCGACCGGCCATGTTCACGCGTTGACTGTTCCAGTGAAGGTTACAAAAACCCGGCTCCCCTTCGGCAGGCCAAGCTAGCACCCGTTCTAAAAAATCACGAGGCGTTGGCATTTGAAAAATCCTTTGCAAGATATTCTACGGCGGCCATCACAATCGCCGGATCATCTTGAAACTGTCCTAAACCTCCGTTGCATTTTCGACAAAGCAGGCCTCTAACCTTGTTTGTTCTATGGTTATGATCAACAACACAAACGGATTTGGAGAGAGGCTTTCTACAAATTTTACATTGTCGGTGCTGTTGCCGCAATAGATTTTCAACGGCTGCATTAGAAAGCCCATACAGACGAATGCGGCGCAGTTCACACTGTCGTGCGTTCCAGGTCGGCCCACGATGATGCACCGCGAGCCACGCCTGTCCTTTAGGAGAGGCCGCCCATTTACGACGGCTCTCTCTTGCTCGTTCCCGCGGAGTGGACACCCCTCACCTGTCCAGCTTTACGCTTTTTTGGCGAGGATGCTTGCGATGCGTGCGTCCAGATCGGCGTCACTTTCCTCCGCTACACCAGCGTCAGAATTCGACGCGACGGCCACTGCCGGGGGTGCCGATGGGGCCGCCTTATGGTCGGAAGGGATCACACCATTCGCACCACCAGACAGAATGCCCGTATCCGCCACAGTGCCCGTATCCGCCACAGACGGCTGTGCTTGGAGGCGCTGTCCATCCGCCGGCGACGCGGATGGCGGGGCACTCAAGCCGCCGAATGCGCCACCGTTCATCTGTGCCCCATTGGTAATAGCAGGCGGGGCAGATGCCTCGGTATGCAAGGCTGTGGCCTGTACGGGAGCCTGGGGCACGATAATGGAAGACCCCGGTTGGGGAGGCGGCGCCGCGGCGGGCGGCGAGGTTGCGCCAGCGGATGCGTTCTGCAAAGGGCTCAAGGGCGCTCCCGGCTGCGGTTGCGCCGCCTGCAAGGTCTGCGGAGCGTTCTGTAACGCGCTCTGTCCGGGCGGGATCACCTGAATGCCTACGCCGTCCTCACCGTTGTTGCGTCGAGAGATATCACCTTCCGTGATGCGCTTGACGAGGTCATCCCCCATCAATTCGAAGATCACCGGGGCCTCGGCATCAGTCAGTTCCTGCACCGGCTTGAACACCATTTCGGGCCACGATTTCTGCGGGTCGAACGTGATCCGCGTGATGTAGCTCGAAAAGTGATAGCCTTGCTTCTCCATCGTGTCGCCCATGATCGCGAGCGAGTTCAGCGATGCGGGCGGCACGCGCAGGAACACAGCCTCCATAAGCGGCTGGCCCAGGATCGCCCGGGTCTGCGGCGGGAGCACAAGCACTGCAAGGCGCTTGTAATCCGTGCATTCGCGGCCCCGCCGGCCAGTCGCCGGGTCAGTCTTCCAGACGTTGCGGGGGCACAGAGAGCAGCTTTCCGCTTGCTTCTGCGTCACGTCATCGTCCGGCAGGATGCCGTCAATGGACGAGCAGATCGGCCGGTCGCCGCTGTCGCCACTGTTCGGGTCATATTTGGCGAAGAAGGACTTGGACTTGGTCTTCGCCTGCCCGAGGATGATCACATCGAGATAGTTCGCCGGCGTGCCGTCATCCGGCCGCACGAACGTTTTCTTTTCGCCGCGGTAGCGCAGCGACCAGACTTTGCCCTTGTAGTTGAGCACGCCGTAGCTCTGGCCGATGCCAACTGCGAGGCTGTCACCTTTTCCAGCAAGCTGCTGGAACGCTTTTGCCGGCCCCTTGAACGTGCCGGGGATCACGAGTTCTTGACCCATTGGGTTCTCCTTTCGAGGATGCGTTACAGCGCCTGTTACTCGTCGTTGTCGCTCTTGCCGTTAGCTGATTTGCGACGGACCCCGACATGCTCCAAGGCGCTGAGGTTGCAGCCGGGTACTGTTGATTTGGGGTGCTCGGACAGATAGTCGCGCACCGCGTTGGCGTTCGCCCGCCGATCCAGCAGGTCATAGGCCTGATTGCTTATCACAAAGTTCATGAAGGCATCTGCATCTGCGAGCGAGGCTGAATATCTGACAGTCGTGTAGCATGTCCCATGGGCGGTCTTCAAGTTCTCTGTTTTGTTCGCGCTCATGAACGCTGATAACTGTCCTTCCAGAGTTTCCTGAAGAACTCGTAAACCCCGGTCAGTATCTTCGTAGTTCTTTTTCAGATCACGGCGCGCGTCGCGCAGTGCGATGAACTGTTCCACCTTTTTGTCAATGTCCATCGTTAGGATTTCCTTCCTTTGCGAGCCGCGATATTCAGCCGGCGTTCGCGGGCCGCAGCAGCGCGCTTCTCGTACGTTTCCACGCTGTGCATGGAATAGATCGTACGATTGTTATTGCCGCGGCCGATCCGCGCAAGGTGCCGAAAGCGATTAACGGCTTGCTTGCGGCGGCGTCTTGCTGTCCGTGCAACTGTCATCTTTTGCTCCTGTTACCTTTGCCGCGGTGGTCTAAATCGCCTCGCTCGTCGCATCTTCCACCATTTGCAGGAACATGTTCTGCATCTTCTGGTGATGCCGGAGCATCCGGTAGACTTTCTTCTCGACCGGCGTGCCGAACAGGTGCAACACCTGTTGTTTGTATTTCTGGCCTATGCGCCGAATGCGCGCGTTGAACTGGTCGTAGATTTCCAGCGACGTGGTCGGCAGATACCAGACGATCGTGCTGGCTCGCGTCAACGTCAGTCCGTGCGCGACGCACTGCGGATGCACCAACATGACCGGATATTTGTCTGTGTTCTGAAATAGGTTGAACAGCACGTCGCGGTCCTTGGTGTCACCATGCACCACACAATGTTCGATCTCGACGCCCTTCAGGCTGAGTATCTTGCTCACGCCGTCGATCATATGCCGATACGGGATCGCGACCAGCACCTTCTCGGTGGCATCTGATAAGATATCTGCGAGCGCGACCAGCCGCGGTGTCGGGTCCACACGGATAAAATCCGGGTTCTGAGTATAGACCCAGCCGCCGGCGATCTGCAGCAGCTTATTCATGGCGGCGCCGGCGTTGACGGCGGTAATCTGGTGGTTCTTCACCATTGCCTGCATCGTCGTCGCAACTTTCTTGTAGGTTTTTTCCTGCTCCGCGCTCATGCCTACGTCTATGTCTCGATACGTCACGTCAGGCAGTTCTGTCACATCTTGGAGCGTGTACCGCACGCTCGGCTGCATCATTTGAAATGCGCGCTCGACCGCGTCCGGCTTAGGCGTCCAGACGAACTGGCTCTGTTTGTTCATCAGAATTTCTTTACAGCGGTTACGATACTTGGGAACCGTGTGCGGGGTGAGGATCATGCACTGCCCCCACACGTCCACTGGCTCGTGCGGCATGGGCTTGCCGGTCATCCCCCAGGCGTAGGTAAATCTCGCTGCGAACTTGCGCATGCGTTTTGAGCGCTCTGAATTGTTTCGATAGGCCGCTAGCTCGTCGATGGCCAACACGTCTACGTCCGCGCGACAGTGCAGCGCTTCCTCGATCACCTTTAGGCCGTCATGGTTGACCACGTAGATATCCGCGTCGGTCGCGAGCCGCGCCAGTCGCTCGGCCTTCGTGCCGTGCAGGATCACACAGCGACGGTGCGGCAGCGTAGAGAACACTTCGTGCGCCCAGACAAAGTTCAGCGTCGACAGGGGAGCCACCACCAACAGCTTGCCGGCGAGGCCGCACTTGTTCAGATAGTCCCACGCCCATAATACCGTCTTCGTCTTGCCGGTGCCGAGGTCGTTGAGCACGTACGCCCGCGGGTGCTCGGTGAGCAGCTTGCACGTCGCGCGCTGCACGGCATAGGGCTTGCCGCCCACCCAGTCATAGTAACACAGCATCGGGCTCGGAACGTCGACGCCCAGGTGCCGCATGATCAGCGTCTCGCGAACGCCGTGCGGCACGATCAAGTTACCGCCCTGTAACGTCGGTGCTCCTGGGAACATCGAGAGCACCGCCGGCTCGGGCGGCAGCACGAGAGCCTGATTAGGTTTGCTTACGAGGACTTGCATTATTCAGCACGTACCATTTGGGAGATCGCAGGATGGCTTCCACCACGCTGCGCTCCGTATTCTGCTCAAAAGTCACTACGACGTTGGCGTAGTCGCCGTCAGTTATCGTTATCCGGTGTACGCTCGGCTTCGTCCACTGATGGATGCCCATTGGCTTCTCCCGGTGCAGAGCCATCCCACAGCGTATCATAGATGGCCCCGCCGCAGACGCGGTTGCGGTTCAATAATATTGGGTCCCGCATGTGCATCATAGCTACTGCTATGTCCGTATCGTCTCGAATGACAAACACACTGCCCAAACTGCCATAGGCGACTGCCCGGGCAGTCGTCTTCTGCCGTGGGGTCAACTGTTTGCCAGGGGTCTTTGTTTCAATCGCGACAAAAAACCCGTAGATAGAGTTAACAAAATCCAGGCTCGGTGCGCCCATGCCGTTCTGCACTGGCATGAAGCAATAGCGCTTGCCCAATGTGGCGAGCGCACGTTTCACCTTTGCTTTGATCCTACCTTCGGGGGTCATGTGCTCAACGCCACTACGCCGATAACCAGGAATACCATAGCGCACCAAAGGGCGAGCAAACTGCGCCCCTTTACGGCATTCACGACGCCCATTGCCAAAAACCACAAGGCGAGCAGCATACTTATGTTGTGTAACATCGTGTTACCTCCGCTGTAACGCAGTACGAACGCCGCCCGATCGCGGCTGTTTGCCGGTGAGAAAATCAGCATCATAGGCGCCGGTATACTCCGGCTTCGGATAGCCCGCAGGAGTGCGGATCGCGATGTACTCCCAGGTGCTCGGGCCGACGCGCCGCTGGACTAAGAGACATTCCCCGGCTAGGTGCGCGTCCCAGGCGGCGTTGGCAGTGGCGTCAAGCTGGGACCCGCGTTCCCTAGCAAACATCAGGTCTCCCGTGTGATAAATTATACGTTCGCCTGCGGTCGCGTGCACGAGCCTCGTCTGAAAGTCGGTTCGGATCAGCATCACCCTCTCCCTCCAACCAAGCATCGGCCGCGGCGAGTGCAGCGGCTGCGCGCTGTTTGGTCGCAACGGGATCGTAGGCTGGCTTAGCTCTAAGCCACAAGTAACGTTTTAGTGATCGTAGCAGGTTCATCCCTGCGGTCCTTTCCGCCAGAACGGGCACGACGAAACCGGGCAGTATTTCTTGCAGAGGCGATCAGGCTGCGGGGGAAACGTCAGTGTCGCTGTCGCTTGTTCCATGCGCTGCACGCGTGGAATGATATCCATCCAGTGCTTCGGCATGTCGGCGCGCGTGTAGTGCTCACTGGTCAGGGCGTCGTCCTTGAGCCACACGAACCCGCTGTCGACCTCGTGAACGTCAGGATGGAACGCAAACACGCAGGCAGCAGTCAGCATAAGCTGTTGGCTATCGCGAGTTGGCTTGCCTGTTTTCCAGTCTAGGATCAGTGCCCCGGGGGCCGCGATGCCAACAAAATCCCCGACGCTCCGGAACCAAGCCAGGGGCGAGAACCATTCGGTAGGTTGAAAGTCTTTCGTCAGCGCCCACTTTTGCTCTACCAGCTTTTCACCTTGAAACTTGTTCACGCTGTTGATCCAGCGCTGGAACGGTATATCCGCCGGCAGCGGTTTGCCGCTCTTGATTGCGTCCGCCATGGCCTCATGGACCGCGCCACCCCAGTCTAGCTGGGCGCTGCTCTCCTTGAAATGTTTTTGTACGTCGATCTCGTAGTACCGCTTCGGGCACGTCTCGTAATTCTTGAGCCGCGAGAACGACCATGAAAAAGCTTTAGGCATCACACCTTGTCCTGATTTGCTTCCAGCGCGAGCGCAATCCTAGCGATCAGCAACTCGCTAGGGAATGAGCCCATGTCCTGTTCGGTTTCGCGCGTGTCAAATTTCAGCTTACTACCGATCCTTATCTCGATCCAGCGTACGGTTAAACCGCCGGTTTCCGCAGCGTCATAAGGCGGATAGCTGACTCGCTTCTCGATGTGGATGCGCCCTTCCGCTTCCCATGCTTTAAGCTGCGCATGCCGGTCGGCCGTGCGCAAGATGGCATCCATATAGTCGGCCGGGAGCACTTTGCCGCTTTGATTAGCGACAGCCTGCGCCCCGGCCGCCATTTCCATCCGTGTCCGTTCAGTGATCGGCACGTTACAGCCCGCTGTTACGTGGTTGAACCCGGCGACGGCGGAAGCTTGTGCGCCCGCTCGATCTCCAACTGAAGCCACGCGAGGCTGCGCCAGACCATTTCGGCGGCTTCCATGATACCGTCGGCGTCCAGTTCAGTCCGCCGCAGCATGTGGCGGGCCGCGCAGTCGATGTGATCGCCCGACTTGCCGCGAACCCAGTGCAGCGGCTCGCCGGGATTGTGCTTCTGGTTGCCCAGATAAGAGACATACGCCACTGCGGAGAGCGCGTCTGGGAAGTAATCCAGCACTCCGCTCGCCACTGGCAGCATTTTTCGCTGGGCAGAGTTGGCCTTAGCCAGCGGCACAAAGGGTGCAGCTTTTGAGGGTCCTGCCGCATGGGAAAGGGCGTCTCGATCCGCGTACATGCCTATACCGGCGTTAGCCCTAGCAGCATTGCGTTTATCCTCGCAGCGCGAGCACTGACAGTTTTTATCATGGAGTAGGCTCACTGCACATACTCCTTGCCCAGCGTGATCTCAGTGAGACCGAGGGCCTTTGCTAGCGCCAATTCGGCGTTCGCGCCAGAAGATTTCTCCCAACCGGGGAGAAGCGCAATGGCATTTGCGTTGCGGCAAATCCACTCACAATCTGCCGCCATGCAGTCATTGATCGTGCATTCCGGATTGGCAACTTTGCTCTCATCGCCGGTCGGGTTGATCTCGATCTCGCTACCGTACGTTTGCCGGTCACGCTCAGCCGGTGAGAATACTTCAAACCCGGCGGCTCGCAGCTTCGCTGCCGCATAGTCGAAGGCCGGGAAGTTAAAGTTCGGGATACCACGCATTGGTCCCGCCAGATAGAGTTTCATTTGATCAAACTCCCTACGAGTGTACCGGCAAATGCGCCAGCCATCGCAGAGAGTAGTGCCACAGGATTATGGACGTATGCAAGGGTCACGACGCCCATGCAGAGAGTGATCCCAGATGCGTACGCGCTCGCGCGGATATGCTGGTCTTTGACGAGGCTCTTGGTGTAGAGCGCGTAGCACACGTCCATACAGAACATACCGGCGAACGCGTAAATCATTTTTCCCAGTCCCACTTGAAATGCTGCAAGAAGTTAGCCTTGCTGGCCAGCAGCGCCTTGCGTTTGATCTCAGCCTCCGCGGCCTGTTTGGCACGGCTGGCCTTCGTGCTCTCGGCTTTCTTGATTGATTGCACGCGATCCTGATCTGCCAGCAGCAGTTTGCGGGCCTTCTCATCCGCAGGGTTGACCGGCCAGCCCCACTTGTCAAGATGGCGGTTTTCCTCGCGCGTTGGCGGCGTTACATTTGCTGTAACCGCCACCGGGATGCCGGGGTACTTCATTGTCCCGTCCTCGTTGCGTTGCAGGAACGGGGGTATTTCTTGAGAGTGATCTTCCAGCAGCAGCTTTTGCTCGTGCATACGCAGGTCCTTCCTTATACCAGTCCCACCATTTTCCGAACACGTCGGCTCTCATATAATCACGGCGCCCGGTCACAACCTTGGTTAGGTACATATCGAGATACACATCCCGTTCAAAATCTGAACCGCAGGATGATGACCTTACGCACGTCGCCCTACTTCGCGTCGCCATACGATGCTCCGCATGAGACCGCCGCGCCAAGCGGTATCCTTCGCGCCCACGATGGCGGCCGGATCATTTCCTCGTGGATCACACGCATAGCTTCATCCTTGTCCTCAGTGCGCACCACCCAACCTAGCTCGTCATGCGCCTGCAGCTTGAACGGATAACCACGATCCCAGATGCGCATGGCAGCGTTCATCAAGATGATCCGCGCCAGGGCCTGCACAATGTTTTCGAGAAATTTCCCGCCGTAGATCGGATGCTCGCGGCCCTCGTAAATGTAGCTCAGCCCGGCATTCGTGTCGGTGCTCTTGACTTGATAGTTCATCTTCATGCCGTTCGGCAGCAGCACGTAGCCGTAGCCGATCTCCACAGGCCCAATCTGGACAGGCCCGCTACGCCCGGACCATGCGCTGGCCAGCGCAAGGTCCAACGCAGCCCACATCCGACGGATCGCCGCGTTCTGCCGGCGATAAATGTCCACGGTGCGTTGCGCTAACTCCGGCGTCCATACCTGCAGCAGCGCATTCATGTCCATCCCCATCACGCGCGCCGAGCGTATCACCATGTTGTAGAATTTCGTTGCCCCGCACTGGAAGCCGAGCCCTAGTACGCCCGATTTCCCGATAAAACGTTCCAGCAGATGCACTTTCTTGTCGACCTTGAAACCGAAAATCGCGCTTGCGAGCAGTGCGTACGGGTCGAGCCCCTGCGCGAACACGTCGAGCAGGTCTTGCTGCCCGCAAAACCAAGCGTTCACGCGGCACTCGATTTGTTCCAAGTCCGCTATCGCTACCTCGTGCCCGAACGGCGCAACAATCGCTTTTCGCAGCGTGTTGCTCGTGCTCCCGCCTCGGCCAGTCGGCAGGTTCTGCGTGTTGATCAGCCAGTCGCCCGACAGCCGATGCGTATGGGCGCCGCTATATCGCAGCGGGAACGGCATCAGCGGCACGCCCGTTTCAGGCGCTGTAACGGCGTCCCAGTTCAGCGACGCGATCTGCAGCATGCGCTGGCCGCGCGATTGCTCGATCGTCGACCGTACTCCTAACCGCGCGCACGCGAGCGCGGAGACTACCGGGTCCTCGTGCGCTTGCAACTTCTCCATGAACTCGTCAGTCTTGGCGAACGCCGGCGCCACGTTGCCCGTGGTAGTCGTTTTCATTTCCACGTCCACGCCGCGCGCTTCGAGCAACGCCTGAAACTTAGTGGCGCTACGCAACTCCGAAGGGTCCGTTACTCCGGCTTGCGCAAGAAGCTGCGTTTTGCTCACTTCCAAGTCCACCAGATGCTGTTTGAGTAGAGGGATGTTGATCTGAAAGCGCGGCTCTATGGCACAGCGTAGAACCCTGTCCATCACCCGGCGCTCGCTACTAGGGAAATCTTTCGCGCACTCGAAAAAAATACTACGGTTCAGGTCGTTGTCGTTGAGCGCGTAACGCGTGAACGCGTTCCACCGCCTAGACGCGATAATTTGCTCGCGGTGAAGCCCCTTAACGTTCTCAATTTCCGTCCCCTTAGTCCCCACTCCAAGGCTTTGGCTGACTGCGGCCAGGGAATGTCGCTGCAGCGTATGCCCTCGCGTCGCCACTGCCATCCGCATCGAGCACAGCATTCTCGCTGGAACGAAACCATACCGCCACGCAAGAACGCAATTATCAAACAATGCGTTGAAGCATACGGTTGTGGTGTCCCGAATAGGAAGGGATGATAGAAAGCGTCCAATGTCTGGGCCATCGACCATGAACGAGGGGTTTTCGCCTTCCGCGGCTGCGAGCATGATACCTTCATAGCGGTCATCCAGGATATACTCTGGTGGCGTCATTCGGCGCAGCGAATATCCGTCGTCGTAATATGTTTCGAGGTCGAAGAACCAGAGTTGCTGCGGCATAGGAGTTCTTCCGATCTGATACGGAGGTCGCGTTGCCATTGTCTACGCCATGCCACAAACTCTGGCAAGTGAGCAGGCGCGTGAACGCCGTGCGTCCGATACCAGTAGTCGCGATAAATTGCCTTTATGCCTTCATGCGTTACAGCGGCGGTAACGGAACGTTGAACGACCGATCGCCTATCGTCACAGAGACCGGAGAATTCCCGGTTGGCGCGTCGAGCGGGCATAGCATTGCCTCCGTAACGGTGATAGCCGTTTCCCGGCAAAGAGGAATCATGGCGCCAATAGACGCTACTGGCTCGCGAAAAATCGTGCCATCCAGTCGGTGGATCAGATGATCACTCGGCAGCAAAGCACAAGCGCTTGGCCAGTAGTAGCGCACAGCGCCCCAGCTTGCATTCTTATCAAACCATTCGACCAGGGTTTCTACCACCGCAAAACGTTGTCGGATGCGCGACAAGGCGGTAGTCATTGCCAGAAAATCAGCAGCGCGCGGAGCCTCGTGCTGAAACTTGCACGCATCACCGCGCCATAGCGCCAGTCCCATGCCATCAATATTGAGCAGGACAGTGACCGGATATGTTTGAAAGCTATCCCGAAAACGAGCCCGCACCAGCTTGCTGTAATGCGTTTCCACAAGGCATTCTGCCCGCCGCAGCGCCTCGATATCCTCGGGCGGCAGCACACACGCCACTATTTCCTCGCGGCTAAACGTATAATTCCGCAGCACGGTCTGATAGGCAACAGCTTCTTCCAGCCGGTTTAGGTTGCCTTCGACAGCGCGGGCCAGCCCTAACAGTTTCGGTCCGGGTTCTTTCTTGCGACGGCTCATGATTGGCTCCTTTGGTTTGGGTTGGTAGACTTAGACGATTGGTCCCCCTTGCAGAAACTTTCTCACGCGCTCTTTGATAGTCGGGGGCGTGTTCGGATCAGCAAGCGCTTTAAGCGCTTGCTCTTGTACGGTTTTCGACAGACTTGGAGGACCACTGATTATTGGCCTAGCGACGGGGATAAGCTGACCGGGGGCGATGTTGTTATTGCTGGCGTTACCGACCTGTAACGCATTTCGATATTCGTGCTCCATAGCCTCTTGCATGGTTTTTTCCACGGCGTGCGCGCTGCGCTCGATCATACTATAAGCGCGCTTGGCATCTTGAAGCGCTTTCCAGATACCTGCATCTTCCTTGCCAGTCTCAAAGCTACTAGCACGCTCGATAATGTAGCGCTCCGCAAACGAACGGAACCGCGTGTTCTCTTGTCCGATAGGCATGTTGCCCTCTCCATCGTCCAGGCGCATGATGCGTATGTTTCGCATGTCATGCTGCAAATAACCGTAGACCTGTGCAGCTTTAATGTTCACGGCGCGCGCTGGTTCACGCGGACCTTCTGACCGTACGGATAGTCATAGTCCGTGCTGCTGGCCCAGATCGTGGGGAACGGCGGTTCTTGATCCGGATAGCTGACATAACCGTCAGTGAAACCGATAAACAGTTCCGGCGTTTCACCTTGCTCGCGTATCCAATCGAGCACCGGCTGAAAGTCTGTGCCGCCACCGCCACCAGTTCCACGGGCTTGAATGTTGGCAATATCCGCAGGGTCTTCGATTTCGTCAATGTAGCTGATGGCAGCATCACCCCAAATCACTGTCAGGCGCTTCGGGTTAATGTCCTCCAAGATACCACTGGTCTCAGACATGCTGCTAGCGATCTCAGTGTCACCACGCGAACCTGATGTGTCACCCCAGATCACTATCCAGCCGGCGCCATAGCCGGTTTTCTTGGGCAGATAGATATCGCGGCCAATGAACCACGGGTCCGGCTCGCGCCAGTCCCGGCCGCCTGAGCCGGTATGCCGCTGGATCAGCGTTTGAATATAGTCCAGCCAGTAGACCTCGGGCTCAAGCAAGTCTGCGAACATGCGGTTCAGTCCCGCGGGCAGCTTGCCTTGGTGGCGTTCCTGCAGGTTTTGGGCAGTCTTTAGCTCGATTGCCCAGCGGTTAGGATCACGCTGGCCTTGCGCCTGTGACGGGCTTTGCCCAGTGCTCGCGCCCGGCTGCAGCACGTCAACCATGACTGTGCCCTGCCCCGGCTGACCGCCATTGTCCTCGTAGGCCTTGTAGACCTGCTGATAGATATCGAGGATGCTTTCCTGCCCTGTCACCTTGGGCAGCTTCGTGCCGTCCGGCATTTCGCGCTCGCTGACCACGGCGTCTTTCGGGCAAGAGCCAATATGGCTCTCGATCAGCAGCGCGTTATTCCGCAGGTCCATGGCGATTTGCATGGTTTCATTGACAAACGGCAGCGTCGTGCCGTCCTGCATCGGCACGGTCTCCGACTTGGTGCATTTGTGCAGCAAACCGCAGTCATCGAAGATCGCGTGCAAAATCTCGTGCGCTCCAATGAACGCACGCTCGCGCAGCTTGTATTCGAAGAACGTGTCCGGATTGATTATCAGGTTCTGCCCATCGGTTGCGGCGACCGGCACGCGCTTGGTCATCACGGCGTTGTAGTCGTTGCCGTTCTGCACCAGCAGCTTGTACCAGATATGCCGAAACCCAGGGGCGCACCACTGGATCATGGCGGTAGTGTCATCCCACTTGGTTGCGTTCTGGGATGAAAGCTTCTCTGTCGACGTGATAGTCTCGGCCTCGGTCTCCGAAGAACTCGGGGAAGGCGGCGATAACGGCGTCGTACCATGCACGCCGCCAGCCGAGGTAATCATTCCATTGCTCATTGTTGGCTCCTAGTGGTACTGATTTTCCTTCGTGATACACCATGCGCAGGTCATTTAGAAGCGCTCGGCGGCGCTTTCGTATTGCGGCGGTGGTCGACGCCGCTATATCACTTGGCTTTATCATGCGCCATGTCTCGCGCGGCCTGTAGCAACTCATCAGACACGACTTCCTCCTCGCCCAGCCCAGTCTGCGCTATGGCGTCGCCGATCTCGTCGGGCAGCATGGCCACGTCGAAATGCCCGACGAAAAAGTCATCGCCGTAGCAAACCGTCTCCGGCTTCATGATGTTCGAGTTGGGCAAGAGTTTAACCGTGGCATCGGCGTGCCGCGCCAGCCGGCTCATGGTCTGGTTCACGGCATCACGCTCGCTTTCGCTAACGTGTGCGCGGATTTCGATGGTCCACTGGCACTGATTACGCTTGATCGCATCGCTCATGTGAGGCTCCTTTGGTTTCACTCTCGAAGCTTGGCCTTCATACCAAAACCTCGGATCGCCTAACCGCCATTGGATTAGGTCATCGAAGGCTTTATCTGGCATAAATGTTTCGTTAATGTTGCGCACCATCCGAAGCGAAGAAACAGCGGCGGCCGTTACCGCCGCTGTAACCTGTCGCAGTGGTCGGGGACGCTTCACGTCTGCGCCAGCGAACTGATAATGCTCACCAGCGAAGCGTTCTTCGCCACCCACGCCGTCATGGCCGGCTGATTGATCAGGCCAGCGTAGTCGCGGCGCAACATGGCCGTGATAAACGTCACGCTCATGTCCTTCGGGTAGCGCTGAATGTACTGGATCACAGGCGCCAGACCTTCCGGCCGGGCCCGGTGCGCCAGTTCATACATCATCAGCATCTTCAGATCGGCCTTGGTCGGGATCGGGCAGCTTGCCGGGTCCGCGATCACGTCCTCATAGGCTGGCAGTTCGACCAGGAACTGCAAATGCGAGAACAGCGACGCTGTGGCACCCATCCCGATATAGCCGGCGCTGGCATCAGTGAAGGCGCTGTTTTCAATTGGCACCTTGCCGCCGTTCTCGGCCGCGGCAACCTGCGCAAACCGATCCCACATGGTCACGCTACGCGCCGTGGCCCATGACCCTTGGGTCTTGGGCTTCTCGCCGAACAATTCGTCCGGCTTGGCCTTGGCCCACGCTTTGGTGACCGGCATTACCTGCCAGTCCTTGCCGTTGAACCGATACGGCTTGTCGGCAAAGTCCTCGATCCACACGTCAACGTCGCCTTTGACGATGATCTCGTCTCGGCGGTTGATGATAAAATCGAACTCTTTGGTCACGGCGTCCTTGCTGTCGATGTTCGACAAGGCGATACGCGCCGACCCAGGCGGCATATAAAACGGGGGTGTTCCCCCGTTAAGCAAAACCTCCGCGCCTGCCACCTTTGCCTCGCGCTCTCCCTGACCCCATTCTTCGATGATCAGGATGCAAACATCGAAGCAACATGCCGGCAAGCGCTCGCCAGTCGCAACGTCAGTCATCATGGCCCATGACGGGATCGCCGGCTTGGTGACTGTAAACTCAACGTCGTTTCCGGCAGCGTCTTTCACTTTGATCTCGCCCTTCCAAGGCAAGCCGGTGAAACTCACGCCCGATTGCGTGGCCATGAAGATCGAGTTCCAGCCGACACGCTTGCCGGCATGGAGCCCGTTCGCGAACCATCGCACAAGGCTGTGCGACATATCGGTCTTACCTACGCCAGGATCAGACTTAATGATCGTGGCGTTGCCGGCCTGGATATTATATTTGGCCGTCTGCATCGCTTCGCGCAAATTCATTTTCGTAGCTCCGTGAGATTGAGGCTCCGTAGGGTAATGCTGGCGCGGGCCGGAGCCACCAAACCCGCGCCAGCCGCAGCGCCTTGGGCGTGAAATTGCAAAAACGCACCCAAGGCTTGCTTTTAAGGCGTGGCCGGGGAAGCTGGCCCAGTACCAGTCTTAGCCGCTGCGATTACCTTCAGCCGCTTGGTGATCGCGCCAATCATCTTATCGGCGGTGTCACCTTCCAGCGTGCCGTCCAGTCCCTTGCCGACCTTGGCAGCCTGCAAGCGCTTGCGCAGACTGGCAAGCATATCTTCCTCGCTGGGCTTTGTCGGATCGGGTTTAAGAAAGCATTTTTCCAGTTCGGTGTCCGGCAGAATGTGATCGGACTTGGTCTGTGCGCGAGCATAGTTCAGCATCGCGTTTGCCGCGTCAACCACTTTCTTGCCGGTCTGGATCGCCTTACGATGATTGGTGAGCAGCTTGTTGAGCGTGCTCAGCGGCTCGCCGGGCCCGCCTTTCGGCCACATGCCCAGTTTGATCATCGTGTTCGTGCGGTTCACAGCGACGCGCACGTTCAACGCCTTACGGTCGAAAATCGTGCTGCCTGTACGCGCTTGCGTACGAGCCTGCGTGAGTTTGGCCGCATCGTTTACGCCGGCGCCATGCTTGTTCGCAGTCACGTCGATCACGCCCAGGAACGCGCCCTGTGCGATATCGAGGAAGAACTGCGGCAAGCTGTCAGCACCCTGCGCTTCCTTCTGGCCGCTTTCCTTCGCGACTTCCAGCAGATATTCGAACGTCATGTTGCTGCCTGCCTGCGGGGCAGTAGCAGCAGCCGTTGCAGTGTCAGCCATTTGTGGCTCCTTCGGTTTCACGTTACCGCGCCCTGTAACGTCCGGCGGCGCGGCGATGCCGGTCGCATTTGCGGCGGTGGTCGAAAGCGCCTTAAGCTTTGTAAGAGCGCGTTCCATCAACTCTATCTCGCTCTGTGGAGCGAATTGCTCCAAACCTGTCTCGATCTTTCTTTGTGCGGCGGTCATTTTAGTTCTCCATAATAGCCCACTCACTCTTGAATGGGCTATCGCCAGAGAGCTATTTCGGTTGCATCACTTTGCTGTGATGCTTCGCCCTATTGCAGCGAGCAGTACACCACGCTGAACAGCAGGATCGCTACTGCCAGCGCGATATCCCAGCGCGTGATCCTCACGATCGGATCACCCGGAAAGAAATGCGGGACGTAATCCTCATCGTCCCTGTCATCATCGTGCATTGTTGCATGCTTTCAGAAAGCGTGAGCGATCGAACTGAGCATTATCAGCTTCGAACTGGTCTGCAAACAACTTTGCGACGATAAGCCTAACGCGCTCATTCTCGCTCGCCGCGCCTTCAACCTCGCCATCGTCATACCTTCGCACCTTGCGAATGACCTCAGCGACCATTTCGTAGGTACGCCGTGACCATGCGTTGGGAGACCGCTCGTCGCTCAACGTCACCCAGGGCGGGGGCAAATTAGTGCGCAGCTTGCTCATAGCACTACTCCATGCAGAAACGTGATCGCTACCAGCGCAAGCGCCAGCAGCGCAACGGATATCCAAGCGATGATCTCAATCTGCATCATTTGATGGTCATCGCCCACTCTGCCAATGCGCCTAAAGGCAACTCAGCAGCATAAGCAGCATCAGCAGCAGCATAAGCAGCAGCATTAGCAGCATCAGCATCAGCAGCAGCATAAGCAGCAGCATCAGCATAAGCAGCAGCATTAGCAGCATCAGCAGCAGCATAAGCAGCAGCATCAGCAGCATAAGCAGCATCAGCAGCATCAGCAGCAGCATAAGCATTGCGGTCGTTATTCAAAATCCAATTTCGTGCCCAGTTAGTCCAGTGCGAATTGTGATAGACGTTAGCGGCACAGCCAATGGCAAACGCTATCCGGTTTACCGCCGTGATCACTGGCAAAGGCATGGTGCGCAGTGTGGTCAGCGACGTGCAGCCAACTTTAAGGCCGTGGTCCGTTTTCCCTACCCTGCCCTCGCATATCCACAAAACTGGCTCATATGTACGTGCATGGATAGGATTAAGAAGCAATGCAAGTACGGGATGCGTATAGGCATGCAGCCAATTCTCTGTGCAGAGCGGCATATCGCCGCCAGAGGCCATATGAGTTACGTTCTCGCCCCACTGGCAACCATTGTATGTTTGGTGCTTGCAGTTAGTAAGTTTGTAAAGCGTGGTCATGGCTCCGGTCCTCTGTTGCCGTTTCAAAGATTTCCCCATATTGCTCAGCCGCTTGCTTCGCGCGAATTGCTTCAAGCGCGCAGCGTTCGATATACGCTAGCTCTAACAGCGCTTCGTCGCTCATAGCGCGTTCCTCGTTAGCTCACGAACTTTGAAGAATATCCGCTCATTGGACTTATCGTCTGCCGGCACGTTTTCGATGTACCACCATGCCGCAAACAGCGCGCGCCTCACCGCAGTTTCGCTGCCCCAATGCTTGCCCGCTTCGCACACATCATGGTGCTTGAGTGCAGCCTTGAACCCTTGCAACGTTGTCATGGCAGTTCCTCATGCAGCTTGTCGTAAGGCGGCAGCTTGTCTCTGCCGACCAGCGAACGTGCGAACTCGTAGCCGCGCTTGTATCCGCGCATGAACGCAAACGCATAGGCGAACAGCAACGCGGCTACGATGATCGCGTATGTCATAGCTCGTTCTCCGCAAAGCACAGCGCTTCACGAAAACGCGTCATGTGTTCGCTGATAAGGCGATACCAGCCAGCCCACTGACGGTGCTCCATTTCACGCTGGATAAACTCATCCATCGTTTTTGGGCGTGGTTCGTTTTCCCAAGCCCATTCGCCGTTTGCGTCTCGGTATGCTCTCGGGCTCATGGTGCTTCCTCAGTGTCTAGAATTTCCCATGAACTCTCGTCATCGCCATTTAAGTCCGTGGTCAGGTATCGCACGCCACGCAGTTCGCACAGCGTGTCAATGCTCACCCGAGTAGGCCCGTCCAACACTTGGTTGATCTTATCCTCAGCAGCCCCAAGGCTAGATGCCTTAACTTCCAGAACAACGTTCTCATACGCAGTCCGGGTCAGTGTCACGTTGAACGTTTTCATGGCTCAGGCCCTCCGCTGCGCTTGCTGGCCGGTCTGCGACCATACGCGCTCGAAGGGTGTCGGCGTTACAGCGAATGTAACGTCCTTGACCTCGTCGTGTATGACTTCGATCACATGCCGATCGAGTGCTTCGCAGTCCGGCTTGGCGCCAAAGTCGCGAGTTTCGCTGTAGAACATCAGCGTACCGGCTGGGGCTGGCTGACTTTCATCCTGCGGCAGGGGCTCTGTGAACCACTGGACTAGCTCAGGCAAGCACTCGTTGTCGACGCGGGCGATGACCTCGTTGAACTTGGGATGCGCCTGGATATCGTGCAGCACGATGCTGCGGCGATTGGCGGCGAGCATGGCCCGGAAGATCGAGCCTTTGATAATCACTGTGCGCATTGGTGGCTCCTATGCGTTTGTGGCTCTCGGCACCGGCCGGTGCGGTCGGCGCTCGCGTTTGCGGCGGTGGTCGCGCCGCGGTATAAAGGTGGAGCGCATACAAGCCATATCAGGTCAATACGAGCTACGGATATGCCATCGCGCGCGCGAAACCCTCATACCTTGCTACCTTGGATTTGCGCAGCTTGCGCTGCGCAGCCTGCCTTAGTAGGAATATCATCCTGTGCCAGACCCGTGACAATTTTGGGTCGCTTGGTAATTGCCGCGATGCGCTCCAAAACGTCCGGAGGTAGCTCGTTTTGGTCTGGTAATTGGATTGCGAGGCGTTCGGCATCGCGCTTTTGCCGCTCTGCGGCTCGCTTGGCGCGCATTGCCAACCGGAATTGTTCTTTCTTTTCAGGGTGCTTAGCATGGTAGCGTTGCATCCTTTCACGCGGGGTGAGGGGCGGAGTTGTACGGTGGGGCATTGCAACCTCCTGTACCTTATTACCTTAAAACCTTAATGCGACGATCTTTAGCATGAGAACTATAGCTAGTCAACCCTTTTGTAGTTACGTAGTTACGTAGTTACGTTAAATATATAGAAATAAGAAGAAGATAGTCCAATGCCGTAAATACAAACGCCTAGCGTAGTTACGTAGTGACGGAACGGAAAACCCCCTGCCGATCTCGTGCGTAACTACGTAACTACGCGTTCTACGTAACTACACAAGGTAAAACTGATTTTCCTAATCTCACACGTTCAAAATCGACTGGTTTTAAGGTAATAAAAATTAAGTATAAAATTCTCTAGCGTTATCAAGCTGTTACGATTTCTTAATTACCGTAAATTTTCTCCGGCATTTAAACGGTAATAAGTCGGTTAACAGGACATTTAGCGCCTTAATGTAGTGACGGCTCACCATAAATTAGCCACAGTATCTGTGGTTTTTAGCGTTCTTATGAAAACATTCCTAGGGTTTTACCTTTTGCTCGCTATCACGGTTTGCTTTGCAAGCGTTCACGTTACAGGCACTGAAACGCGGTTTCTGCCACCGCCGCAGAAGCAAGCGCCGCATGGTGCGGTGCTGAAACGAACGGAGCCAAGTCCCATGTCTGCTATCGATACATCAAAGATGACTGCCGACGAACTTCGCGCACTGGTCGCCAAGCTTCAGAGCGCGCCGCAGGGCAAGCTTACGGTCAAAGTCAAAGCCGAAACCGGAACTATCTGCATCTACGGTTTGCAGCGCTTCCCGGTTTCGCTCTACGCCTCGCAATGGCGCCGCGTGTTCGATGCCAAGGCAACGGTCGAAGCTTGCTACGCTGCGGCCGATGCCATCACGGATGCCGCGAAAGCCGCGAAGGCCGCTTGATGTTAGCTCGGGTGCGCTGCACGTGCAGCGCACCCGTTAATCTGGGAGGGTCACCCTCCCCGATTAGCTAGACTAAAAAGCTTTTAAGCTTTTTGCCCTGCACGGGTGACCGTGCGGGGCTTTCGGCGTTTGCCCTCCCACCCCAGGCTGGACAGGCGTGCCGGCCGCGCGCGGAACAAGCGTGTCCCGAAAATCTGTAGGACCCCAAAAAGGCTCATTCATCTTTCCTTAATGTCAATTAGGAAATCCTTGACAAGGTAACACGCTAAAACATAAAACAGTTCCATGGATCGGTTCACATTGGCCGCACCACCGACTGGCCCCGGCGTGTACATGCTTCGAAAAATCCCGACGGACGAGGTCTACATCGGGCAAGCAAAAAATCTGCGACAGCGTTGGGCCGAATGGAAAGTAGCCGCCCAGTCTGGCATTGGATTCAAAAGCCCCCGTATGAAGGATGCCATGACTGATCCCGTGGATTGGGAATTTATTATTCTGCAGGAATACCCAGGGGCCGACCGTGACGCCTTACTGAAGGCTGAAGCAGCATACATTAGGGGGGCGCAACGCCAAGCCGGGGAAAAGCTGCTCAACACAATAACCCCGACCGACCGTCGCTCAAAACAGAGCTGTCTATTTACCTACACCATGCAGGGCACGCCAGTATCAACTGCTACCGCCGCCGCGGCCCTTCAATGCGGGCCGCACACGTTACGAAAGCGCGCGGCCAAGCTTCGAGCCCGCGGAGTGTTCAGTTTGTCCGTCGAATTTCTCTTGGAACGGTCTCACCAGTATCGTAGGAGTGGACAGCCGTGGGCGGAAGGTGCAAAGGTGGCACCAGTTGAAAGCCTAATAGGGCCCACGTAAAACGGTAACACGCTCAAAACGGAGACCCCGATGCGTGACTGGCGGAAACCCTTCTACCTGATCCTGGCCATCGTCGGCTGGTGCGCAATCTTCTATATCATAGGCGCGTCGCCGTCGCACGGCGCCGGTTGCGTTCCGCGGCATTGCGAGTATACAGGTCACGAGCGCATCTGCGATTGCGAGTAAATCCCATGCAGCCCCGTGACAGCGACATGCAGACATGGCCGATCGAGCGCGGCACCAGCCCTCAAGGTCTGAAGGTGGCACGGATCGACACCCCTGCCGGCTGGCTGATGGTCGCACCCGCGGACGAACTGACTGATCTCGATATGCGCATGATGGCCGGCATCTTTGTATCCGCATACGATGATACCTTGAAAGCGCATAAGCCGATCAGGGAGACAGGGCTATGAACATCTGGCTGTGGGCCGGCATGCCGGTAGTGCTTGCAGCGCCCGTGTGGTGGGTGCTCAAAGAGCGCGGCATTGTGCATATGTGTCCAATCCGCTGGTTCGCCGCTCAGTCGCTGCGGACGTTCCGGCGCTTCATGGAAACGTTACATTCACTGTAACGTGTTACCTTGTCATCCTGGACAAGCACAATGGCAACACCCGTCGACCATAGGCCCACCTGCCGGATCATCGCGTACAACGCGAAGCTGACGCATTTCCTGCGCACGGTGAACGTGAGCGCGTCGCAGCAGGCGGACGCCAAGATGCACTGGAAAGAGTATCTGCAAGTCACTGCCTCGCAAGCCTCTAAAGATAAAACGAATTCTATCCCGGTGTTCATGGCAGCGTCGAGTTCAACAAAAGGGTTGCCAACCATTTACGTGAACGGCTATACAGCACCGTCCTAACGCAGAACTGCGCAGTCGAGCGCAAGCGGGAGGCGGAAATGTTCCAGCGGCACTTTAACCTGAAAACCGGAGAGTGGACCCCCATGTCACAGGTGCATCCTTCTACGTTCGAGTATCTCAAGCCCACCGAGAAGCAGATCGAGCAGATGGCCGCTGTGCGCAACGCGTTCGCGATGTTCGCCGGCGTGCTGGATGTTTCGCTGCCGCCCGGCGCCGACAAGACCTACATCTTTCGCCAGTTGCGCGACCTCGGCATGTGGGCTAACGTGACTATCACCCGGCATGCCGATGGCACGCCGCGCACTGACCATGATGATGAGGGAGGCTCCCATGAACGTTCTGCTCCTGCTGGTACTGATCGGGCTTAATGGCCCGGTTGTCGTTGTCGACGATCTTGCCGGCGACAAAGGACACTATGCCACGATTGAGGCGTGCCAAGCCGACATGGCCAAGCAACGCGAGGCTATTCTTCCGCAGATCGCCGACAAGCCGGTCGTGCTGGCCGACATGATCTGCTTCGATCTTACGAAGATGCCGCGGCCGCCCGTGACGCCAGAGTAACGGCCATGCTGAAATTCCTGTTCGGCATGATCGTCGGTGCGATGATCGCTAGCTCCTGCAGTATGGCGGTTCGCGCCCAGGAAGCGCTGCCGCACCCCCTGCCGACGATCCAGCCGATCATCATTGACGACAACCCAGGTGGGGTCGTCGACACGTTCGCGTATTTCTACGGTGCCATTCGCGCCAGCCATGTGCCGGTGATCCTCCGCGGTGTCTGTATCAGCGCCTGCACGCTAGTGCTCTCGCTTCCCAAGGACCAAGTCTGCGTCGAGCCTACTGCGATCTTAGGTTTCCATGAGGCCAGCATTAGCGGCGTGCCGAACATGATCATCACCAAGTCCTTTATGCGGCGGTTCTATCCGGCCATCGTGCAAAGGTGGCTCGCCCTGCAGACCATCACCCCGGAACCGATCCTGGTTGGCGCCGACGACATCGTGAAATTTGGCTGGCTTAACCCGTGTTAATATCCCTCGGCCGCAGGATGCGGTAGCCTGCTCCGGGCTAGTGAGGGAGAGCCCCCGGGTGCTTCATACTCCACCCGGGGGCAACCAATAGAGAACCCCCATGCCGTATGGTCCCTTCAGTCCGTTCCAGCAGTTAAAGGCGATACACTTTCCGGGGACAGGTTCGACGGGGCCGTTTCCAGGCGGATTTCTCTCCTACGATATTACCTACACGCTGACTGTGCTCGGCGGAAATCCGCCGCTGGAAACTGCTATCGCACAGCTTTCCGCCCTGGAAGACCCGACAAATCAGGCATTCAAAAGTTTCGGCTACGGCCTGGGAACTGTCTCAATCTCGCTTGCCCTGCAGCAGATCAAATCCGGCGGGTGCATCCTGAACCTCTACGACACGGCCGAGAACTTTGCCGGTCTGATTGACATGGCCAACGTCGACCTCGGCGGCCCGGTCGCGTTGTGGGGCAGTTTCGTCGCGATCGGGCACTTCACGAACGGCACCGTGACGGTCAAAAGCCCGGTGTCGCCGACCACCGGTCAGTCAGGGATCGACGCCACGGCCACGGATGGCACCGGCGGACAGCTTTATCATGACTTCCGTGGCGCCGGCCTGCCGCAGAACGATCTGCACTTCACGTATCCGGATGACACGTTCTTTGGCGTGCAGGCGAGCGTATCGCCTGATTTCAATCGCAAAAAGCCATCCGGTAATACCGGCGTGTTCTCGTTCTTCTCAACGCCGCTCGAACCGCCTGTGCTGAATTCACTGATCACGCACACGGTGTCTTAATGTGTTTGCAGTATGCGGGAAATGGGTGCGCGGTGCTTACGGCCTTTGATGGAGGGCCGCGCAGAACATGGGGGTTCGGCCCGCGCACCCACCTGTTTACCAATCGTTTACCGGCGACAGAAAAGGTGTCAGCATGAATATGCTGGCCCCCAACCCAGATGAAATCGACGCCGTCCCCGCGGAGTTACACGCCCCCATTGGCCGGGCCGCGCACGAGGGTATTCCTGTCGCGGCGATCTCACGGATTTTCCTTCACGACATTGGCGAAGTCTACGTGGTGCTGAACTATCTGCACTCCATGGGAACCATCGCCGAAGTCCCGCGCGCCGACTGGCCGCCGGGCACGCGCCGCGCCGATCGCATGCCGCAGTACGACGTGAGAGGCAAACCGCTCGATGTGCAATTCGTCGCACAGCGCGCGCTGAAGCTGACAAAGCTTGAAGCCGGGTTCATGGCGGCGCTGCTCCGCTGTGATCACGCCGACAAAGGCATGCTCCACGGGATCATTGAGGAACAGCGTCTGCAACGCCAGCAGCGGCCGAACAAGACCGAGGCCACCGATCCGAAGATGGTCGACGTGATGATCTGCAAACTGCGCAAAAAGATGAAGGACTTTGACGCGAAATTTGCTGGCTGCATCAAAACCGTCTGGTCTGGCGGATATTACATTGACCCGCCCGTCAAGGCTGCTATTCTGGCCGTGCTCGCTGAACACGGAGTGCCAGGAGGCGCAGATGCCCAAGCAGCCAAAAGCCCAGCCGCCGTCGCAGACCTCGGCGTCCTCCCCACCTAAGTCACCCACCACGGAAGAAGCGCTCGTCGCGAACGCCTATCTCATGCAGATGGAAGGCGTGCTCCACGATAGTCTTGATCCTGATGTCGGTGGCGAAATTCACAGTCAAGCACTGCTCGACATGATGGATGCCACGGTGTTCGTCGCCTACCGGCGCAAATACATAGATGAAGAATTCCATGAGGCGCTGAAGCGCTGCACCAAGATGCACGCGGCCCTCGCCAAGCTAGAAGACTGCACGCTCTACAAGACACGGCTCAACGAGGCCGGCCAGGAGACCCCGAACATTGACGAGACCCAGCAGAAGCTAGTGGACGAAATTATGGCAATTCGGCGGCAGGCGATGAAGGTGCTGACCCTCTCCATGCAGTGCGCGCCCGAGGGAAAAGCAATTTCTTAAGAAATCCCTGCGCAGGTGGGGTTACTGGTTGAGGCAAGTTCGCCATGCAAGACGATCTGGCGCCGCTGACGCATCACTCAATGGTGGCACATGTGCTGCCACCTGGGGGCATTTTCGTGGCACTTTTGTCAGTTTTGGGCCTGTTGCCTGCTTTATTTGGCACAATGGCCGCGTTCGGGGCGTTTGCGTTTTATATGATGCAAATCTATGAGAGCCCCACCTGTCAGGCATGGCGAAAGCGCCGTCGGGAGCGCCGGGACGCGTTGCGGGTCGCGAAGCTGCAGTACAAGCAGACACGCATTGTCAATCAGCTTAAAGAACTCGGCGTGCTGATGCACGTTCAGACCACGGTGGAGCAGTCCGCGTCCTCTGTCCTGGGACAGCAGACCACCACAATTCACACCACTGACACGAACAAGAAAGATTAAGTCCAGCCGGCCGCTGTAATGCGGGGTCCTGCGGGCCGCGGGCGCGGCCGCATGTACTCACCGATGTAGCTGGTCACGCCGCCATGCACCGTGAGCGCCAGATACTGCAGATCGTCGACTACGTGCGAAAATGCGATATGAACGCCGTCCACCTGGACACCGTTTTCCTTGTCGGGGACGGGTTTGAGAATTCCCCCCTTTGTTTTTGCAAAGCGATACCCGCCAGCAAGCGCTCGACATAGGATAGGGCAGCCACCGCGGTTAATAACGAGTGTTGGGCCTCCGTTAGTTTGTCGCAGTAGAAGGGCCTCAACGGCTCGAATTCGGGGCTCAATGGAGTTTGTAACAGCCGGGAACGCAGGGAAGCCAAATCGCTGAAGGAGTTCAAAGCTGCTTTCCTCGCTGTGGCTGTCTTTCGCCACGCCGGCCGGGTCGCCCACCAGAGCCACCCGGAAGGCCATGTACCGGTCGCTGAGCAGTCGGGGTCGCAGGTTGTACTGGATATGTTTTTCGAGCCCGACGTTGATCCCTGGGACTTCTTCATGGATGATCAGCCTTCCTTGGTGATCACACTGGGCAATCAGGCTCCATGGGTTGCGCCCGAAGTCCTGGCCCACGAGGATCGGATATCCAGGGAATAGGCTCGTTTCGTCAACAATGTGAAAATCTGGCTTAAACGTGTTCTTGAAGACCGCGGAACCGCTCGGGTCGTCGCCGTACTGGGCATGAACGTAGCGCTTCACCCAGTCGCTCTGCTCGCCGTACATGTTGACGAAGCGCTCGTAATACTTGCGCCCCTGCGCGAGCCGGGCTGGATGGCTCTCGGGCAGCTTCGACGTTACAGGCGTCTGTAACAGGTTGTCCAAGTTCTCCGCTCGCGGGTCCATGCCGCCCGGCTGGTGAAACAGTTGCCAGTCCGGGACCTGCTGGGCCTCGATCGTCGTCATGAACTTGTGCCAGTCCGTCATTTCGGTCGGCATGTTCGTGTCGGCGATGATCCCGTGCCATGTCGGCGTCCCGCGCGCGCCGCTCGGGTAGCGGCCGAGACGGCCGGAGATCGGCGCCAAGATTGAAATATCGCTCTCGATCGCTTCTGATATCCAGGACCCCGTCAACTGCATCGACAGGACGCGGGCTTGATCCTCAGCGCTCTCAAGGGGCAGGAACACCCACTCGCTGCGGACGTTATCAAAGCAAACATGGTACGTGCTATCGCTGACTTTCCAGACGCCGAGACCGTTTGTCGCGAGCCACGTATCACAGTCTTTAAGCACAGTGTCTTTCAACTGCTTCAACGTCTGCCGGATGATAGCGAACCGGGTATAGCGATAGCCGTCCTTGCCGGGGGTCTGCATCATGGCACGGCGCAGTAGCTCGATCACGCACGCCGTCGTCTTGCCGGAGCCTACTGGGCCGGTGATTATCCGTCCGAAAGCCTCCGACTTCATAAACCGGGCGCAGGTGTACGGCGCCGTGTAGTCCAGACTGCCCGCCATTTACTGGTCCTGCCATTGCACCCAGGCGTTATCTTGATGCGCGCGCTTGCGGCCTTCGAGGTAGACGGCCCAGCGGGCGGTGATGCCGTGTTCCGGATGCACGAAGAACAGCGCCTGAGTAGGCCGGCCATAAGGCACGCGTAGCACGAGCCGGGCGTATTCATCGTAGCCCTTTACGCAGCCGTTAAAGATCGCGTTCGGGAGCCAGAAAAGCTGGTGGTAGTGGCCGCCGAGCAAGAAATCGAAGTCGACGCCGATATGGCTGTAACTGTTGCCGATCTTGATGATGCCGCGAGCGATCGGGCCGAGCGCGCCAATGATGCCGTCGCCGCCCTTGACGCCCATCCGGTCGCCGTGGGTGAGCAGAAACCGTGTCCCATAGACGGTGAAATAGGCATCGGGCTCCGGCGGGATCAGGAATTTTACGCGTTCCTCGCCCTTGGCCTCGAAATAGCGCTTCAGATTGCGCATGATCAGCCAGTCGTAGTTCGTGAAGACGGCGCCCTTCGCGCGCGGCTTGAGCGTGCCACGCCCGTGATTGCCGACGACGCCCGGCACGAACACGTTGCCAAAATATTGCAGCAGGCTCTCTATCCCGCCAGCCAGAAGATCAGTCAGATCGTCGACGGCTTCCTGCGGGGTCAGTTCGTTCGTGACAGCTAGTTCTTCATGGATATCACCGCCGATCAGATCGCCACCCAGACACACGACAATGCCAGGGTATTTGCGGCCGGCGCGGCCCATGTGGTTCTCGCACAAGTCCACGGTTGTGCTGAACAGGCGTTCGAGGCGTCGGGCTGAGATATCACGATTGAATTCGTTAAGGCCGCCGGTCTCGCGCTTGCTGATGCGCTCGCCGTGGTGAATGTCGCTGACCATCAGGACGGGGCCGCCGCGCTCACTGTTCGGAGCGCCCTTACCGAACGTCCAGGCCGGTGGTTTCGGCTGGCGTTCCATGATATTGCCGACGATCTGCGAGACCCGGTCCGCGAGGTCTGCGTCCTTTTCCAGGCGGCGCACAAGCGCACGGCTGGCGGTGAGTTCGCGTTGAAGCTTCCGCTGCTCGTTGACAGCGTCTTTTAGCCGATCGGTGTCGGTTTTAAGAATGCCCATTGTTTTCTCCGTTAATTGAGGCCCGTAGCAATGCGCGTTTCAGGCGGCGGCTTTTGTCCAGCCGGGCCCGTCTCGCTATCCCCTTGGGGGAGTGATCGTATCGGTACTGCGCGATGATCATTTTCGGGGAACGTCGAAAGCTGAACTGCTTGGCTCTCCCCTTCGATGATTGGTCGTAGCGCTGTGTGCGTGCCAGACCCTTCGCCGAATTGTTGTACTGACGCCACTGGGCGCGTCGTATTGAACTGCTCAACGTCGCTGCCGAGGTTGATGTTGATCGAGAATTTTTCGCCCGACGGCTGGACTTGCTGGTTTTGCTTCGGGCCGATCCCTGCGAGGTCTGCGAACAGTTTGGCTGTTTCGACAACATCAGCGAGGTCTTCCCTGCCAGCGGTCATGCGCGCAGCGATGCGGGGGAGCGCATCTTCTAGCGCAAGGAGAGCGCCGAGTGCAACCCGTTCCTTGGTCGACTGCGGGCTGTGCCAGTTTTTGACAGCCTCTTGAAGGACGTTCTGGAAGAACTGATTGCCGGCGAGGCTGTCGTACTGTTGCTTGCTCAGTCCGTGCTTTTTGAGGATGACCGGCATGTCCTCCAACTGCACGGCCACGTCGCGCACGAGGGCGGCGATCTGGTGGATCGTGAAGTCGGGCGGCAGCGTTACAGGCGCTGTAACGGGCACGGATGGCGGGCCGGTTGCTGTCATGGTTCGAACCTACGGCGGCCATAAGCGCGCGGCAAGCCTAAAGTATCTATTAACGTCGCGGTAGTTAGGTTCGCTCCCTGTGCCGGCGCCGTAGGAAACGTCAATCATGAGCGACCAGAGTTTGGGTCAGCAAGGTGTGTTGCAGGTGATCCCGCCTGCGCAGCTTGAGGCGCAGCTTACCCAGCGCGCCGCGGCCCAGGCGAATGTGCTCAACAACCCCCCGCCGCCCCCGCAGCAACTGATTTCCTATATCCGGGGGCAATTCGAAATTTTCCGCAACCATCGCAACACGTCGTCTGGCTGGTCCGAACGGCTCCTGCAGTCTCTCCGGACCTTCAACGGTCAGTATGACGCCACGAAGCTGATGGAGATCACGAAGTGGGGCGGTTCGACCATTTACGCCCGCGTGATCGCGCAGAAGTGCCGCGCGGCCAGTTCGTTGCTCCGCGACATTTACCTGTCTCAGGACCGCCCATATGCGGTGCGGCCACCGGCGCAGCCGGAAATTCCGGATGAGATCACGCAGTCGATCAATGCGCTCCTGCAGCAGGAAAATCAGCTAGTTCAGCAGCAAAAAGGGCAGCCTCCGCAGGCTCAGGACGTACAGCAGCGCCGCATGGCGCTCATGGATAGCGCGATGGACGCGGCCAAAAAGAAAGCTGGCCAGCAGGCCCGGGACAGCGAGGACAAGATTGAGGACATGCTGCGGCAGGGCGAGTTTTACAACGCGCTCGCAGAGTTCCTTGTTGATCTTCCGGTGTTCCCTTTCGCGGTCCTGAAGGGCCCGATAGTGCGAATTTGCCCCGAGGTCGTGTGGCCCAAAGGCGGTGGACAGCCGACCATCATGCAGAAGCCGCGCCTTATGTGGGAGCGCGTGTCGCCGTTCGACCTGTGGTTCACGCCGGGCGTAGCAGATATTTCGAACGCAAATACCATTGAAAAATCTCGCCTTACGCGTAGCGAACTCAATGACATGCTCGATCTGCCCGGCTACAATCACGACGAAATTCGGGCGGTTTTGGACGAGTATGGCCGCGGCGGCCTCTATGACAACTGGGACACGACGGACGCCGAGCGCGCCGTCCTTGAAAGCCGCGAAAATCCGGCCTGGAACCGGTCCGCGCTGATTTCCATGATGGAATTCAATGGTAACGTGCAGGGGCGCATCCTTCAGGATTATGGCCTCGCGGTGCCGGACGAGTTGCGCGACTATCACGTCCAGGTGTGGTGCGTGGGCAGCCATGTTATCAAGGCCAATCTCTCCCCGAGCCCGCGGCAGCGGCACCCCTATTTCATCACGTCGTTCGAAAAAGTCCCAGGCACGCCGGTGGGCAACTCGCTGTGCGACCTACTCTTGGATATCCAAGAGGCTGCGAACGCCTGTCTGCGCTCGCTGGTGAACAACCTCTCGATTTCGTCTGGTCCCCAGGTGGTGATCAATGACGACCGCCTGACGCCGGGCGAGAACACTGATGACCTGTACGCCTGGAAGCGCTGGCACGTCCGCAATGATCCCCTCGGGAACGCGGGGCAGCAGCCGGTCAGCTTCTTCATGCCGACCTCGAACGTACAGCAGTTGATGCAGGCCTATCAGGAACTGATCCAGATCGCAGATGACGTGTCCGCGATCCCGAAATACGTCGGCGGCCAAGCTGGCGGCGGCGCCGGGCGCACGGCTTCAGGTCTCGCGATGCTCATGGGCAACGCGAGTAAAATTTTGCAGACGGTCAGCGCGAATATCGACCGCGACGTGATGGAGCCGGCGCTGAAACAGCTTGCCGACCTGATCATGCTGACCGACACAAGCGGCATCCTGACTGGTGAGGAACGCATCACGGTCCAGGGCGTTAACGTGGCCATCCAGCGCGAGACGATCCGGCAGCGCCAGATCGAGTTCCTGGGCGCTACGAACAATCCGACTGACATGTCCATCGTGGGCATCAAGGGGCGTGGCGAAGTGCTCCGCGCGGTGTCGCAGACTATCGGTCTCAATGGCGAACAGGTCGTTCCGCCAGAGGATCAGCTTGAACGGATGGCGGCGCAGCAGCAGCAACAGCAGCAAACCGGCCCGATCGGGAAGGTTGTTCAGCAAGGTGTCATGAAGGGCGTCGCGCAGGGCGTCCAGCGGATCGCCACTGAACTCACGGCCGGCGATATCGCGCAGCAGTTTGGTATGCCGGAGGGGATGCCGACCCACATTGGCACCCCTGGCAGCATGCCCGGGCAAGAACCCGGTGCGCCCCCGCAGCCGCAGACTAATAATCCGGCCATGGACCTTGGGCCCGGCGGGATGGCGGCGCGCGCCGCGGCGAGCCAAGGCAGCCAGCCTTCGCCTATGACCCGACAAGGTATGGGCCCAGCTACGAATTTGACTGGTAATCAGCCAGGAAAAAATGCTAAGCCGATTTCCGCCGGCGTCGGTTAAGGAGATCGCAACTGCCGACTGCGTAGTGTCCACTAGAATTCAAGGATCGCGCCATGACGTTCACCGGTGTAACAGGTTCGTATGACGCCGACCGCAATTCGGTTGGCAATATCCTCGCGCAGGTTGCTGCAGCGATCAACAACGGTCAGCTTGGCGCTGCGACTGGCCCGACTGGCCCAACTGGCTCTGGTACTGGTCCGACTGGTCCCGCCGGTAACGGTATGACGGGTCCCACAGGTCCGACTGGCGCGAATACTGGACCGCAAGGCTCTTTTGGCTGGCGCGGCCCGACTGGTTTCACTGGCCCGACCGGCGTTACGGGTGTCTCAGGTCAAACTGGTGCCGCTGGCCCTGTTGGTGTGACAGGCCCCGGCGTTGGCACGACTGGCCCCACTGGCCCGACGGGCGGTGGCACGGGGGCGACTGGCGCCACCGGCAAACAAGGTCCGACTGGTCCCACTGGCAACACCGGCGCCACAGGCGCGCAAGGCCCGTACGGCGCGTTTGGCTTGACCGGCCCGACGGGTGCGACCGGCCTGAACGTCATGGGCAACATCTTCATCCCGCCGACTTCGAGCCCCGGTGTCACCGGGCAAGTGTGGAACAAGAACGGTGTCCTCACAGTGTCCGCGGGACCGGGAACGTAAGGTGTAGCCATGCCTCTTTTCAACCCGAACAGTCTTTTCGCGTCGAAGGACTACGACAAGAACCTGATCCCGGAAATCCTGGGTCAGGTCGTCGCAGTCGTAAACGCAGGCGGCATCAGCGGCCCCACGGGCGCCACGGGCGCGACTGGGCTCCCTGGCGGCGCGACCGGCCCGAAAGGTCCGGCTGGCACGTATACAGGTCCCACGGGTCCTGCGGGTGGGCCGTCCGGTCCCGCTGGCGCTACAGGCGTCACCGGAGCGACCGGCCTCACCGGCGGGCAAGGTCCTGCTGGCATTGGCGGCGTCACTGGTCCGACCGGCCCGACCGGCCCGACTGGCCTGAACTCTGGCAATAATGCGACTGGCCCGACTGGCCCCACCGGGACCGGCCCGACCACGAGCACACTTGCATCCTTCACCGGCGCCACGGGGCAAACCGGCCCCACCGGCACCACTGGCGTGGTTGGCCCGACCGGCCCGCAGGGACCCGGCGGCGTCACTGGGAACACTGGCCCCACTGGTCAGAGCAACTTTGTATTCACGCCGGTCTCGGCTGATCCACACGTTGTGGGTCAGGTGTGGAACAACGCCGGCGTTCTGACGATCTCAGCGGGGTAAGCCATGGCAATCGTTCCGCAACCGACAGTCGCACCGGACACGTACGACGACAATCTGATCCCTACCGTTCTCACGCAGGTCGTGGAAGCGCTCAATGGCAATTCCTTGACGGGTCCCGCCGGTCCTGCAGGTCATGCAGGTGCGAACACGAACACAGGTCCGACTGGGTCAACTGGTGGCACGCTGACTACGATCGCGACTGGTGCAACCGCTCCGGGAGAGACAGGCGGGTTCTTCACTGGCACCGCTCAGTACGTTGGCCCGCAGGGTCCGTACGGCGGCGCGACGGGTCCGACTGGCTATACGGGCTATACGGGCCTCGTGGGCAATACGGGTCCGACAGGTCCGACTGGTTCGACGGGGCTCACCGGCGCAACTGGCCCAACCGGTTTCGTTGGCCCGGCGTTCATGGCCGGCCCGACCGGGCCGAGTGGTATCACGGGCTTCACTGGTCCGACTGGTCCGACGGGTCTGCTCGGACTGACGGGCCCGCAAGGTCCGACTGGTAAGACTGGCGCTACTGGGCCGACTGGTATGAGTGGACCGCCCGGTGGCATTGGCCCGGTATTGAATTCGAAATTCATTCCCCCGACGACTAGCCCGGGCGTTCCCGGTGCGGTCTGGAACAATAACGGGGTGTTGACGATTGTGCCGGGGCTTCACGGCGGTGCATCGTAACGCTTGACAGTTCTCCGTGCGACGAGGTAACTGACGGACCATTGAGGGAGACCCCCATGGTCCGTCTTTGTTTGAACGGCATCGTGAAGAACGAGGCTGCACGTATCGAACGCATGCTGGACAGCATTGGCCCGTTCATTAACTGCGTCGTAATGGTTGACACGGGAAGCACTGACGACACGAAAGCAAAGATATCAAGTTGGTGTACCGACCACAAAATTACGTGCTGGCTGTTTGACGCGCCATTCGAGAACTGGTCGCAGGCCCGCAACGCTGCGCTCGCGCGCGCCCGTCAGGTTTGGTGCGAGACCCAGGCGTTCGATTATCTGCTACTGATCGACGCCGACATGGAATTAAAGGTGAATGACCCGACGGTGTTCGATGGGCTCACCGATGCGGCGTATTCGATCACGCAGTTTGCTGGCACCGTGCATTATGAGAACCCGCGGCTTCTACGCGCGGATCGCTATGGACAGTATCTCGGGGTCACACATGAATATCTGGACGTGCCGCCAGTTTCGTTGCCGGTGAATAAGGTCCTGTGCATTGACCACGCTGACGGCGCGAACCGGCCGGAGAAATTCAAGCGCGATATCCGTCTGTTGAAAGCTGGTCTGCGCGACGAGCCGGACAACGCCCGGTACATGTTCTACCTCGCCAATTCCTACCGTGACGCCGGGATGCCGCAAAAAGCTGCTGATTGGTACAAGCGCCGTGTCGAAGCTGGCGGCTGGGACGAGGAAGTCTGGCAGGCGCAATACCGGTACGCTGCCTGCATGCGCGATCTGAAGCGCGAGAATGATTTCGTTGCTGAGACCATCAAGGCAATCAATATGCGGCCGTCACGCGCGGAGGCCGTGTATGATCTGGCGCGATACTATCGAGACAACAACCAGAACGGCGCCGCGGCGTTCTTTGCCGAGCAAGGGCTGACCATTCCGCCATCCAAGGACGTGCTGTTTGTGAACGATTTCGTGTATAACGCCGGCCTCTTGGAGGAATTGAGCATCAACGGGTTCTATGTTGAGCACATGCGGACGAAGGGATTTGCGGCGACTGACAAGTTATCGCTGATGAAGACCCCGTACGTGCAGGCCCGCGAGACTGCACGCTCGAACATGTTCTACTATCTGAAGCCGCTCAAGGAATATTGCCCCTCGTTCACATGGCACAAAGTGGATTGGACGCCACCGTTCGAGGGCTGGACCTGCATGAACCCGTCGATCGTGCGCCATGCTGGGCGCCATCTGATGAACATGCGCACCGTGAACTATCGCATGGACGAGCAAGGTCGGTATCTGATCAAGGACGTGTACGACGACGGCACGACTGGCTGCAACGCGACTGCCGAAAATCCGATCCATACGCGCAACTGGCTGCTTGAGTTACATGCGCCTGTAACGCCCTGTGTTATGGAAGTGAAACGTGCCCGAGAGATCATGCTGCCGACCCCACTCCCATGCGATTTTCCGCTGGTGATCGGGTTCGAGGACATGCGGCTGTTTTCGTGGAAGGGCGAACTATGGTCCTCGTCGACCGTGCGCCAGTTCGCCGCCGATGGCCAATGTGAGCAGGTGCGTGCCCGGATTTCAGATTGGGATATTGATGATCCGTGCGTTGAGGGATATCATCGCATGCTACGGGCGCAACGCGTCACCGAGAAAAACTGGGCGCCCTGGCCGCGCGCCGGCGATAGTAAGTTAGCCTTCATGTACCAACCGGGTCATGTCGTAGATGAGGTCGGTCAGGACGTTTCAGTCACGGACACTGGCATGTACACTGTTGACCTGCGTGGTGGCTCGCAGCTTATCCAGTGGGGCGCACGCTATCTGGCGATCGTCCATGAAGCGCGCTGCCTACCGGGATCGAGCAAGCGGTTCTACTGGCATCGTTTTGTTGAATACGGGCATACCGGCGAGCTAATGCGCGTCTCGCGCCCGTTCGTGATGAATGACCGCGTAATCGAGTTTGTTGCTGGCATGTGCGAATATGGCAGTGATAAGTTGGCGATCTCTTACGGCTACAAAGACGAGGAAGCGCGGATCGCTTTCGTGGATCGCGGCGACGTGGAGGCCTTCCTGTGCGCAAGCTCAAACTTAAGGTCGTAACGGGTTACGTGCCGATAGCCGGCCATCCGCGTGACGCTACAGAGTATGGCGCTCTCGGAGAAAAGTTGCGCGAACTAAAAGTCCCCGTGCAGCCGTTCTATGCCAACGTCACGTCGACGTGGCTTTACACGATGATTGAGCATCTTCCGTTCGGTCCGACATGGAGTGTGGCCGATAATCCCCAGAAGAACACCTTGCCTTATCACTGCGTGCAGCATCAAAAATTTCAGTGGCTGTTCGATGCGGCCAACATGGACCCGGCCCCAGATACGTTCGTCTGGCTCGACTATGGCATTTGCCATGTCCCGGGCGTCACCCCAGGAGTGATCAATGACTTTCTGGCAAGAGTTCGTCGTAGCGACTTTGCGATACCCGGGTGCTGGCCTCGCAGTGATATACGCGATGACGTGCCTTGCTGGCGTTTTTGCGGTGGGCTTCTGGTCGTTCCTCGTTCTTGCATCGGCAAACTTAAGAACCTTGTGCAGGCAATGGCGCTGCTGCACGCGAGCGCAACGAAGAACATCACCTGGGAAGTGAATACGCTTGCACGCGTGGATCAAACTGATAAGCTTCCGATCCGCTGGTACAAGGCAGATCACGACCAGACAATGTTCACCAACTATGAGAACGGGCTATGATTGATCCAAAAGGCTGGGGTCGCGCCGAGAGCGATGGTGACCCGTTTCCGCACGCGATAATTGATAACTTTCTGGAAAATCCAGACGTGATTGCGCACGAGTTCCTGCCGTTCGATAGCCCGAACTGGTTTTGCTACGATCAGGCCCACCAGATCAAAAAGGCTTGCAACAACTGGTTCTTGTTCCCGCCGGAGACGTACAAGCTGTTTCAGTTTCTCATGTCGCCCGGTGTGATCCACCGGCTGAGCCGCGCCTGTGGTGTCACCCTTGTGCCGGACATGGGCTTGCACGGCGGCGGATGGCACGCACACGGAAACGGCGGCGTGCTCGCGCCCCACCTGGATTATAGCATCCACCCGAAGATGGGCATGCAACGCAAGATCAATATCATCATCTACGTTGAGCCGCGGATGGAAGCTGAGTACGGCGGCCATCTTGGGCTCTGGGAAGGTGACAGCGAGAAGCCCGGCAAGCTGGTCCGTGAAATCGCGCCGCTCTACAATCGTGCGGTGATCTTCGACACAACCAAAAATTCTTGGCACGGCATGAGCCGGCCGTTGACGATGCCCGAGGGCGTCTATCGCCGCAGTCTCGCTGTGTACTATCTCTGTGCGCCTGATGCAGACGCGCCGACGCGCGACCGGGCCACATTTAGGAGCGCTCCGTGAAGGTAAAAATATTTAACGGTTTCGTACCGGATGCGTTTCCGGCGAAGCACCAGTCTCAGGACCAGATGCGCGACTGGCTGGTGCGACTTCAGGGTACGGCGCCGGTTACACATTTCACGACTTCACTGGATATGTGTTGGGCGCATGACATGGTTCGGGCGCTGTTACCTGAAACCGTTTTGTCTGCTGACCATCCGAATGAACCGAAAGATCGCTACGCGGACCCGGCGCATGCCATGATTTCCCAGGTCGTCCTATGCCAGCGGTTCCAATGGATCGCAGCCGCCGCGGCCACGGAACAGGACGTGGATATTTGGGCGTGGGTCGAACCGACTATTTTCAAGCAACGCGGTGTCACCCCGGACGTGATCCGGCAGTTTCTGAAAGATATCGAGGACGTGCCGTTCGACGCGATCTCTCTGCCGGGTATCTGGCACAAGCAGCCGATCCAGGATCACATCAATCACTGGCGTTTCGCCGGCTCTGTCTGGGTCTGCCCGGCCAAGTATGCGTATAAAGTGACATACGCGATGAAGGCGTTGATCACGCTGCGCACGCGCATGACGCACCGGCTGTGCTGGGACAATTCGTCGTGGTCCTACGCCGAGTTGTTGAACATACTCCCTATGCGGTGGTATCCCGGCAATCACGACCAGACACAGTTCACTGGTTACCTGCAGGGAGATACGTCGTGGCCCCTCCTGTCACGCTGAACCAATATCTGAAAAGCGCCCCCATCGAAGTCCTGCAGGCGTTCCGCGCCCGCAAGGGGCTTTCGTCTCGGCAGGCGCGTAATGCGTTCGCCCGGTTCAAGGGTGAAGAACCCCATCCCGGCGATCGTGCCGGCCTCAAGCGCTGGATGCGCTATCATAGGAGAACGACATGAGGGAACTGACGCCGCTGTGCTTGCTGGCGAAAAAGCACGAGACCGATAAAGGCGGACGGCACCTGCGATACGGCGGTGCCGACAGCGACACTTGCCATGAGTATACGCCGATCTATCACGACTTGCTCGGGCACCGACGTGAGAGCGTGAAGCGTGTCTTAGAGATCGGGGTGAACGCTGGCAGCAGCCTGCGTATGTGGCGGGAGTATTTCCCGAACGCGCTGATCGTCGGTCTTGATAACAATGTTCATTGCCTGTTTGTAGATGAACGGATTTATTGTGGTCAGGCTGATCAAGGTGACAAGCAATCTCTCTTGGCTGCGATGGAGTTCGTTGGCGGCAAGTTCGATCTGATCATTGACGACGGGTCCCACGAATTGGCACATCAGATTTTGACTATGAACACGCTCGCGCCGTTTCTCGAAGACGATGGCATCTACGTGGTCGAGGACATACGCGACCGGGATAATCCCCTCACGCTCGCGCAACACCTGCGGGACGATTTCGATTGGGACGCGATCTACTGCGAGCCGGGCATTGGCAAGTCGCACTCCCCGTGTGAGCATTTGTTGGTGATCCGGCGCCCCGGCGCTTAAGCAGTTATTCACCGTTGGTCTTTAACCCAGGTCGGGACAGTAACACACCCGACCTGGGAGACTACTATGGCCAACGGTTTGAAGTCCGGCGTCAAGGATACCGGCAGCGTGCCCGAACTTAAAGGGAAGGGCGGCGCGAAGAAAGTCGACCGGAACGAGACCACGCACAACGTAAAGTTCGCCGAAGGCGGCGACACGCACATGTTTGGCGAGCAATCGGCCGGCGAACAGAAGCCCGGTGGCACCGCTCATACCGAGAGTGCTGCGCCCGGCGCTGACTTTGCGTCTGGTGGCAAGGGCAAGATGTTCGGCTTCCGGGCGAGCACCCCTGCTGAAGCGGGCTGCACGGCGCCCCAGAGCTAAGCCCATGGCGGCTCTCAGTGTCAACACCGGCAAGGGTGGTCATAAGAGTGTCCCGACACCGGGCATTCGGCCGTCCTTTGTCCTCGGATCGCGGCCGGAAAGCCTGCGGACGCCGCCTATTCCCCGGATCAAGCCCAGTGCGGCTAGCACCCGCAATTACGGCAAGACCCCTCCTAGCAACACCGCCGGCTTCGGTGACACCGGCCAACTGAGTTAAAGCCATGGCTCCGTTCAAAAAGAACCTCACTCCCCTCTCGAAGGGCGGGGCCGTCCACAAGCACGCCGGCAAGGGCTCCCAAACGGCTCCCATGCCGAACCGCAACACTCTCACCGCGCTGCAGAAGCCGGCCACGAATTCCATCAACGACTATGCAAAGGCAGCCCCGATGCCTCAGCCGACGCCGCCCGATGCAGGTGGCCTGGGAAGTGGTGATTGGGGCGGAAACGGCATGTAATGGCTGCGAACGCCGACCCCCTTATGGTGGCGCTGAACCGCCTCCGTAAATGCAACCCTGATGAATTCACCCATACGATTAACGCTTTGGCAATTTACACGGCCGAAGTCTTAACCGCGATGGTGGATGCACCCCAGGACCAAATCCTGGAAATGCAAGGCCGAGCCCGACAGGCAAAGGCTTTTCTTCGAGCCTTCCGCGAATGCCACTTCGTGGAACGCACCCAACAGCGGCCTCCGTCGCATTAAGCCACGGACGCCAAGGAGAGTAAAATGCCCCAGAACCATCCTCCCGTCGACCCGAATGTCACCCTGCCGCCGGCCGTCCTTGCCGCCGCGGCGCGCTCCGAAGCCATTCATGCGCAGGCCTACGACGCTCCCGCGCCGGCGTCTGCGCCCGCAGCACCCCCCGCTTTCATGCCGCCGGTCGCTGAGCCTGTGCCGCAGCCACAGCCGCAGCCGCAGCCCACTGAGCCCGCGCCGCAGCCCGTTACAGCGCCTGTAACGCCGCCCGCGCCGGCCGCAGCCGAGCCCAAGCCTATCGACTGGGAAGCCCGTTTCAATGCCATGAAGGGACGTTACGACCAGAGCGTCCAGACGATTGGCGACTTGCAGGGGCAGATCAGCGCTATGGGCGACGAACTGCAACAGCGCCTTCGCGCGCAGCCGCCGCAGCCGCCGCAGCCGCCACAGCCCGTCCCGACTATCACCGAGGAAGATCGCAAGACGTTTGGCGAAGACCTGATCGGTCTTGCCGAGCGTGTCGCCCGCGGCGTTGTGGCGCAGGCCGTCACGCCTCTTGAGCAACGCACGAGCCGCCTTGGCCAGCAAGTTCAGCAGACCACGGTGAACTCCGTCTACGCGCTGCTCGATGCAGAAATCCCCGATTGGCGGGCTATAAACGCGAGCCCACGCTTCAAGGCGTGGAGTGCTTTACGTGATGTTTACTCGGGTGGTGTAAGGAGTGCATTGCTCATGGACGCCTTCCGACGCGGTGATGCGCCTCGGGTCCTGGCGTTCTTCAAAGGGTTCGTCACTGACGAACAAGCTACGGGTCAGATGCCCGGCCCAGAGCCTTCCCTGCAGCCTCCGGCTCCCGGGAACGCCGCGGTCCCCCTGGCAGCCCTGTCAACCCCTGGCAGACCGCATCCCGGCGGGGATACCGCGCCGACCGATGCAAAACCTGTTTTCACCCGCGCAGATATTCGCTGGTTTTATTCGCCCGAAGGTCAGGCGTCCTACTACGGACGGCCCGATGCCCGAAAAGCGGATGAGGCACGCATCTTCGAAGCACAGCGAGAAGGGCGCATTCGTTAACCAGGGGCACGCCAATGGTGGCAGCCCCTAAACTGAGGGACTGCCATGCCTATCCCGAGCGGCGCATTTCCGGGCGCAACGTCCGGCTCAACGCCCCCGATCTACCCCACCGGTAGCTCGGGCAACAACCTGCAGGCCACCGGGTTCATCCCGGAAATCTGGTCCGGCAAGTTGGTTGAGAAGTTCTACGCCTCGACGGTCCTTGCTGCGATCAGCAACACGGACTACGAGGGCGAGATCAAGAATAAAGGCGATCGTGTGAAAATCCGCACGAAGCCCACGATCACGATCCACAACTACGACGCCGACGGCCTCCTGGGCCTCGACCGTCCGACGGGTGGGACCGTAGAACTCTATATCGGCAACGGCAAGTATTTCTCCGTCGTGCTGGATGACGTGATGGAGGTCCAGTCTGACCTCAACGTCCTCTCCATGTGGTCGGACGATGCTGCCCAGCAGATGAAGATCGCAGTCGACAGCGACGTGCTCGACGGCATCTATGGCCAGATGGTCGCCCAGAACCAGGGCGTCGCTGCCGGTGCCATCAGCGGCTCGCTGAACCTCGGCGTCCAGGGTACTCCCCTGGCGGTGGTCGGCCGGAACCCCGGTGTCGGCCAGCTTGAACTGCTCGACGTTCTGCTCCGCATGGGGCAGGTCCTCGACGAGCAGAACATTCCCGAGGTAGGGCGCTGGGTCGTGCTTCCGGCGTGGGCCGGCCGCATGATCAAGCAGTCGGAACTCCGTCAGGCCTATCTGTCTGGCGACAGCGTGTCGATGCTCCGCAACGGGCGTCTCGGAATGGTGGATCGGTTCACGATCTATATTTCGAACCTGCTGCCGAACAACGGCTCCGACAGCACCCACTTCAATGCCGGCGAATGGCCGATCTACGCAGGCCATGCTCACGGACTGACGTTCGCGAGCCAGATCAGCAAGGTCGAGACCCTGCGGTCTGAGTTGACTTTCGGCCAAATCCTGCGCGGCCTGCAGGTCTACGGCTACCAAGTGGTCGATGGCCGGGCTCTCGTGCAAGCGCAAGTGACACCCGCCAGCTAATAGGGTTGGTGTTGCAAGTTACTAATGGCGGGGATAACCTCCCCGCCATTATGCGTTCCAAGGCAGCATGGCAACGACGATACCGGCGTGGGCATCCACGTACTACGATGTTGACTAATGCTAAAGCGAAGGCAAAACGGAAGGGGTTACCATTTAATTTGACAGAGACTGATCTTGTTTGGCCATCAGTGTGTCCCGTCCTAGGAATGGTTCTTGATTATGCCTCTGATGGTCGTACCAGAAGCAATAGTCCGACCCTAGATCGAAAGGATAATACACGCGGTTACGTGCGCGGAAACGTTTTCGTTATATCCCATCGAGCAAATCGTATTAAGTCAGACGCGTCTCCCGCTGAATTGGCTGCCGTTGCGCGGTACGCGCGTTGACCTATCCTTAACGAACTGGCTAATAAATACCCTATTCGCCGCATGAGCGCTGCCATGTCAGATGACCTCGATACCGTCGAAGATTACGTGAGCGCCGCCCGGCGTCTCCTGCAGGACAAGCGGGCTCCGTTCCGTTACACGGACGAGGCGATCGTGGACGCGCTGAACAACGCGCTCGGCGAGGCGAAACGCTTGCGCGCGGACTTTTTTGTCCGGACCCACGGCCATGTACCGCACTTCACCGCCGACAGCGAAGGCGCCTATGTGCCAATCGAACGGCAGTTCCGGCTCGGCTTCGTGCATGGCATCGTCTGGCAGGTCTATGAGCAGGATCAGGAAGACGTGAACGACGAGCGCGCCGCGACGTACATGGCTAGTTTTCAGGCTGTTCTGACTGGCGTGCAGACGCCGCCGGTTCACGGCGGGACGCCCGGCCCCGGCAGCGCGCAGAGGTAAGCCATGCTCGAAAAACCTGATCTGCAGCGACTGATGGATGAGGTTCAGACCCGCACGACCGGCGTGTCCGAGGGCGCGCTGCAGATCGCGCTGCGCAGCGTGTTGACAGAGTTCTTCCGCGACAGCCTGTCCTGGCGCGAGCATATCCACTTGCTCGTGACGGTCGGGGTGCAGGAGTACAAAATTCTCACGCGCGATGGCGGTCAGCCGATCACGCTGCTTGGTGTCTGGGACGGCTGGCGCCTCGGCGTGCCGGCCTTCATGCCGCATTTCGGTGAGCTACACGTCCGCTGCAACATACAGACTTCCTCCGTGCAGCCAGTGACGACAAATCCACCCACGCCGGCGCCGCTCAGCGCTACAAACCCGTGGCTCGTGTACGTCGCCGAGACCGTCAAGCATGTGAACAAAGATGGCTGGCCAATCGCGCCGCACTGGGTCCTGCAAGAATATTACCCCGATATCCTGGATGGCGTGCTCGGCAACTTGATGGAGCAGCCCGGGAAAAGTTACTCGAACCAAACGAATGCCGCGTACCATCTGAAACGGTTCCGGCAAGGTATACAGATTGCACGCACCGCCGCCGCGCGCGAGAACGCTTTCGGAGCGCAGACATGGCGGTTCCCTGGCGGCTGGGAGAGCCGTACTCAGCGGGCTGGAATGGTGAGCTATTTCCCGCCCCCCACGAGGTTCTAATGTTCGGTCCTGGCCCCGCTGCAGCGCGCGTGAAGATCGTCACTCTGGACAACGAGACGTTCCAGGATGCGTTCCAACTCGATCCGCCTGATACGGATTGCGGCTGCGCCGGCGCGACTGGCGCCGCGGGCGCGACCGGGCCCGCATGGATACTTGGTCCGAACCTGCGTCTGGATATCAAGCGCAATCGCAACGACACGACAGCGCTCCTTTCGCTCACGTCCGCAGGCAGCCAGATCATCATTGACGATCCGGTGAACCGCATCTTTCATATGAACGTCCCTGAAACGGCGGTGACCGCCGTTCTCGTGCCGGGAGAATACGTGTACGACTTAGTGCAATATGACAATTCAACGCCACCCATTCGCACAGTGTTGATGGGCGGCACGTTCGTGCTTAGGCACGGCGTGAGTGGAGGGTAACATGGCCGTTTTCGTCGAGGGGCCAAGCCCGGTCTACGCGCGCCCCGTCGTTATTTCAGTAGGCCCCACTGGTGCGACCGGCCCGAACGGAGCATTCGGCGGCCCGACGGGTCCGACTGGCTTCACTGGCTCTACGGGCCCGATCGGCACAGGACCGACCGGCGTGACCGGCAACACTGGCTCAACTGGCCCCACCGGCTTCACTGGCCCGACTGGCTTCACTGGGCCGGCGAGCAGCGCCACAAACACCGGCGCCACCGGCCCCACGGGTATCGGCGCAACGGGCCCAACTGGGCCGCTTGGGACTGGTCCTACCGGCTATACTGGCCCAAACGGCGGCCCGACAGGTAACACTGGACCGACTGGCGCTGGCGTTACCGGCCCCACCGGCCAGACAGGTTTTACTGGACCGCCCGGCAACTCTATCACTGGACCGACTGGCGCCGCGAGCACGCAGACTGGCCCTACTGGGCCTGTGAGCACAGTACCAGGGCCAACTGGCCCCACAGGCAACACTGGTCCGGCGGGGACGGCGGCTAACACTGGCGCGACTGGTAATACCGGCCCGAGCGGAGGCCCGACTGGCCCTACGGGTGCTACAGGTGCCACTGGCGCCACAGGTACGGGGCTTCTCAGTGATATCAATTTCATAATTGACGGCGGTGGTTCGACAATTTCTACTGGTGTCCGCGGATACATCTTTCTCGATGAGGCCATGACGATCAATCAGGTTACGATGCTGGCTGATCAAACTGGTTCAATTACCGTCGATATCTGGAAATGCACGTATGCGCAGTTTGATGCGGGCGCGACGCATCCAGTGGTCGGCGACAGCATCACGGCCAGCGATACACCTTCGATTTCGTCAACGTATAAGATGCAAGACAGTACGCTGTCAGGGTGGAATACATCCATCGCTGCCGGCAGTGTGCTCGCGTTCAACGTTAAGAGCATTGCGACTTGTCAGCGGGTTGTCGTGACGCTGAAAACTACGCGGAGCTAAATCTATGGCCCTCGCAGTTGAAAATGCGACAAGCGCTAGCATTAACGGTGCATCATCGGGGACGATTACGGTTAACACGAGCGGCACCAACCGCGTATGTTATCTGATCATCAGTGCCGAACAAAACTCGGTCTCGGCTGCCCCAAATGTGACTTCTGTTACGTCTTCGCACGCGACCTGGACCAAATTGTTTTCTACCCAGCAGTCTATGTCCGGGCAATTTACTGCCTTGATGGATGTTGAAATTTGGCAGGCGTTTCCGCTTACTCAGTTAACGACTGAGGTTGTCACGGTTAACTACAGTCATGCAACCGATGGCGGCACTGTATGTTTTTTGGCAATAAGCGGCTCACCAAATAGCGTGCCTCCGTTCATTGACCCGAACACAAGTTTGCCGGCGGTCGATTTGAAGGCCAACACGAACACTCAATGTGCTATCACATTTTCAACGACGCTTGCAGATAACGTGCTGGTGGAATGGTGTGTTGCAAGTAATAGTGGAGGGTCCCCTGCTATTTCAAGTGGATTTACGTCTCAAGTTACGATCAATGATCATTCTCCGGCTGTATGGGATAACGAGGTCTCAATGGCCACTTTAATCGTTAGTTCGTCACAATCGAACGTTACTAAACTGATGGGCGATACAAACCCGAACCCCGATTGCGTTATGATCCTGTTTGCAGTTACGGGTGATAGTACCGCCGCTCTTGGTCAACGAGCGCAAGTCGCACTGGTAGGATTTTAACATGCGCGAGATCGAAGCATTCAACCTGGATACAGGCTACCTCGGTGACCTGAACATCGTCGGCGGGGATAAGCGTGAGTATCGGGTTCGCTTCGAAGGCGTGCTCGGGCGGAACGTCCTCACGGGCGTTACAGCGTCTGTAACGTCTTCGATCTCCACGGTTTCCGTGCCGGTGCTCTGGGACGATTATAAGAGTTTCACGTTCTTTATCACGTCGAATAATGCGTTCGAGGTCTTCACTGCGGCGTTCAACGTCACCGACAGCACCGGCCAGACCACGAACTGGACGCTGATCTTTCACGTCGACGCGCCGGTCACTGAGACCATCACGCCGAACCCGCAAGCGCTGATCATCGGTCCGACCGGCGCTACTGGCCCGGCTTCTGGGCCGACCGGCCCGACTGGCGTTACAGGTCCGAGCGCGGGTCCGACGGGCCCGACGGGCATCACGGGCCCCACTGGCGCCGCTGCAGCGGGTCTCACAGTCACCGTCACCACGGCGAAGCTGACTTCGGCCGGCGCCGCGGGCTCGATGACTTTCACGAACGGCGTGCTCACTTCACAGGTTCAGGCGACATGATTGAGTTAAACGTTCAGAGCGCTGACGGTGATCTGGGCGAGCACGCGATCGTTGCTGGCGACACTATCCGCGTGCTTGCGCACTTCCGGGACTATCTAGGCGAGCATAATATTCTCACGAGCGCCACGGCCAGTTCGACCAGTCAGGTCTCCACGGCGACTAGCCCGGCGCTCCTGCCTGATGACCAACAAATCGTCCAGTTTTTCGTGACGGCTAACACGGCGTTCGAAGTGTTCACGATCTCCCTGCAGGTGCAGACCTCGCGCGGGGAGACGCTGAACTACACGATCATCTTCAAAATTCAGAGCCCGAGTGTTCAAACCAACTTGCCCAACCCCGTGCCGTTGATCATCGGCCCGACTGGCGCTACTGGATCGGATGGTTTTGCATCTACGACGGGTGCTACTGGGCCACTTGGCCCGACTGGCCCCGCTGGCGGCCCTACCGGCCCAACGGGTGTGGGAGCTACCGGTGTTACCGGTTACACCGGTAACACCGGCCCTACGGGAACGCAAGGCCCTGCTGGTGCTGTGGGGTTTACTGGTCCTACCGGGCCGACTGGCTCGGTTGGGTTGACCGGCGCTACCGGTCCTACGGGATCAGTAGGCGCTGCGAGCACAGTGACCGGCCCAACCGGTAACACCGGGCCAACGGGGTCAGCAGGCATCGGGCTTGGATATCCGTTCTTGTTTGCGTCGCATCTAGCCAGTGGGAGCAACCCTGGCGCCGGCAATTTCGCTGCTGATAACGCGTCTCTCGCGTCTGCCGCGCATGTGATGGTTGCGTTCACTGACGCGTTTGCCCAGAGCATTGGAAACGTATTCTCCACGCCGCTGCTGAACGGCCCGATCATTGTCAATATCGTCGACACTGTGAACAACGCGTTGTTTAGCTTTACGGCTAGCTCGCAATCGCCGAACTCACAGTGGGAAACGCTGAACATCACGCCGCTTTATGCTTTCGGAACTTTCACCGTCGGCGATCTGTGCTATATTTCGTTCGGTCAGCTTGGGCCGACTGGCCCTACGGGCGTCTCGGGGCCGACGGGTCCGACCGGTTCTACTGGGCCGACGGGTGCGACGGGACCTACCGGCAGTACAGGCGCACAGGGGTCAGGCTTTGGTTGTTATGGCGCATTTTATTTGACTGGGACAACTGGGTATACTGCCACCACGATCTCGAAAGTCCCATTGAACTTGTCGAAATTTATCGGCAGTGGCCTGACCTTTGCGAGCGGAAAAATTACGGTCTCGAATTCTGGTATCTATGCCGTGGTTGCGAATGTCCGCGCGACAGGGGGGTCTCTTGTCGCGGGAAACTATGCTTATGCTTTTATTTATGTGAACGGGGCCGGTGTTTACGGCGGTGGTTTCGCAACCGATGATGCGACCGAAGGAACCGGTCCGATCCACGGGCTGCTCAATCTGATCGCGGGAGACTTTGTAGAACTATTCTGTCAGTTTGAGCATAATACCACAATCCAAGATAGCGGTGCCGCGCAATTGACTTGGCTTAACATCTGGCGCATTGCATAATTTCTTTACTGCGTGGCCTGTAGACTGGCTACGAACAGGAGAGTTCACCATGTCCATCGGATCGTTTTTCAAGGCCCTTCTGCCGTTCGCTTCGAGCGCTGCGTCCAGCGTGGATGCGGAGATCGCAGCGATCCAGCAAAAGGCCAACGCGGATATCGCCGCGGCGAAGCTGAAGGCCACGCAAGCCGCGGCGAGCGCTACCCTTGCGGCTAAGCGCACCAACTGGGCACAATTCAAGGCGGACTACGAGGCTTATCTGGCGTCCCAGCCGGCAGTCCCTTCGGCCGCTCCTACGGGCGCTACCGGCCCGACGGGGGCGTAATCAAACGGTGGATCGCGGCTCGGCTTGACCGGGACGCGCGGTATTGGCATCAGCTATGGAGTATGCGTATCGCGTTCTGCGTAGCGTTGCTCTCTGGTGCCTGGGTCGCGCTCCCGGCGTTCCAGTCGATGCTGTCGCCGTTCGTGATGCTGGCGCTTTGTATGGTCGGCTCTGTGTTGATCATGATCGCTCGCGTGACGCACCAGAAAGGGATACCTGATGTTTGAGCGTGTCGCTAATCACCTGCAGGCTCACGGTTCCAAGTATGCGTGGATCGCCGTCGCGATCACGATGATCGCACCGTTTGAGGGATACTATGGGCATCCCTATCGAGACAGTGTTGGTGTCAAGACTATTTGCTATGGCGCGACCGCGGCAGACGGGATCGACTTCAACCGCACGTACACCAAACAGGAATGCTTGCAAATTTTGGCAAAGGATTTACCGAAGTATGATGCGCCGCTGAAGCGCTGTATCAAACCGGAGGTCTACGATGCTCTACCTGCACATCGTCATGCTGCCCTGGTTAGCTTGGCGTATAACATCGGCTCTGCTGGCGTCTGTCGATCCAGTGTCGTGCGCGACCTCAATGCCGGTAGGCTCGGACACCCCGGAAACCCTTATGATGCGCACGGGCACCTTCTTCCAGGGGCGTGCAATGACTTCCTTAAATTCTCCCACGGGGGCGGGCGGGTAATCAAAGGGCTCGTTAATCGCCGGCGCCAGGAGCGCGTGGCCTGCTTCAGGAACGATTAAATGTTCACACCTATCGCACTGTTTTTCGCCGGAGTGAAAGAAATCCTCCTGCATGTCGGCGTGGCCGGCGGCGCCATCGCGCTGTGCCTGTTCTTGGCCTACGCTAGCCCGGTCGGCCGGAAGACTTGCCTCTGGCTCGCGTTTGTGATTGGAATGTTCCTGTTCGGCGAGGTTATGGGCATTCATGACGAGAAAGTGCGAACGAACGCACAGGAACAGGTGGTGGCAGCCACGGTCGACAACGCGGTGGCCAGGACCAACACGCCTCGATCGCGCAAGGCCGCTGATCCGTACGACAGCCGGAGCAACTGATATGAAGCTGATCCTGCTCATTTTGCTGGTCGTGCTCTTGCTGGGATTGACCGGCTGCGCCGGCGGCCCCAAACCAGAGAAACGCCTTGCGCCTGCGTGTTCGGCGCTGATCGGCCCGATCCGGTATAACACCTACGTCCCCAAGAGCCGCCGCTATGCCGGCCCTGACCTCGCGCCTGATCTCAAGCGGCGCAATCAGGTTGGCACGTATCTCGGCTGCCCGCAGTACCGGAGGCACTAATGATCAAATGGAAAACTGCTCTCGTGGAACTCGCTGTGCTTGTCTTCCTTGCCGGCCTTGGAGCCGACCTATACTGGCAGCGGCGTCCACGACCGCCGGTTACAGCGCCTGTAACTACGAGCACGTTCGATAATAACGCTGCCCGCCCTACGGAAGCGGCTCCTACGCCGCGCAGGGAGACTGTCTCGCCAACTCGGACCCATCGCCATGGAACGCGCCCGGTGGATACGAGCCCGACCCGGTCGCATGTTACTAGGCGCGGCTCGCCTGACTTCTGGGTGGGGCGCCCGCGCGCTTCCCGGCGTTCAGATTTTTGTAAGCAAATCCCTGCTATCGCGTACAACTTCAGTCGTGAGACGATCATACAAGCGATGCGTGAGCGCGGGGTGAGCGAAGCCAAACAGGCCAAGGTGCTCGCCTGCCTGAACAAGTGAGGGCAGACCAATGATGACGGAGGACCAACAAAACAAGATAGCTGGGTCCATCGTCGCCACGATCTTCGCGTTTATATTCGCGATTTGCGTGATCGCGTCGTTCTTAAGCAAGTGAGGATATCATGCCCGAAGGAGCAAATTCGCACTGGATGGAGAAGGCGTTCGCCAACTCCCACGGCCAGTTTAAGGCGAAGGCTAAGGCGCACGGCGAGAGCACGCAGGCCTATGCCGAGGACGTGAAGAACTCTCCGACCGCGTCGACCAAGACCAAACGTCAGGCGGCGCTCGCGCGGACGGCACGGAAGATCAATAGCTAACCCGGAGGCCCCCATGGCCAAGACCCATAAACAACAGATGCACGACGAGTTCTGGGCGGTCATTGATGAGCACCCGCACGCGCGCGTATCTGATACCCTGCAGGCGCTTGACGCAGTGGTCAGTGAAATATGGCATCAGTTGCCGGGTCCCAAGAAAGGCAAACGCCAGATTGACAAGCTTGGCCGCGGCTATGTGCAGGATGCGCTGACCAAGCGTTACCGGCTTGTTTAATGAGCCGTAAACTTTCAGATCATACGCTGCTCCCAGCGCTGATTAAGCCGCACAGCGTGTCTATAGGGCACGGCGTTCGGCGTAACCACGGTGCAGATTTAGCCGCCGGCGACGCCTTGTCGCCACAAGCATCAGGAGAAGACAATGGAAGCCAACCCCCAGGATCGCCAGGAGCCGACGCCGCAGGAACCAGCGGTTCAGACCGGGCTAGTAGCTGAATATCAGCCCGCAGTCCCTTCCGAACCCATCAATCTCGTTATGCCGGATGAAGCCCCCGTGCGCTTCAAGATGGCCCTAGCTGACGAGGAACCTGAGACGCCTCCGGATTTTGCGCCGATCCCGACAGCCTCGCCAAAAGCCGATGCTCCCAAGCTGAACGCCCGTGATGCGGCTGAGGAAGCCTGGAAGTCTGAGCAGGACGAGAAACGCCGCGATTTTATGAAGCGCTATTATGCGGCCCGCGAGGAAACTTGCTCGCCGCGCGTGGTCACCCAGCCTGTGGCCCCGGCCGTAGCTGAGCAGACCAAACTGGAAATGGCCGCCGGCGCCAAGCTGAACGAGCATCATGCCGCACTCCGCGGCGGCCGCGTGAATACCCCTCCGGTCGACGTGGCGGGTGGGGCAAAGATGGTCCCCGTGTTCCGTCCGGCTGATTACACGCAGCCGCCCCTCAAGACTGACGCATCCGCCCACACGCCAACCCGGACGGTGAAGTCGCTGTAAGGTGCTCCTATGCCGGCCCTTAAGCTTGAGCAGTTCGGCGGGCGTTTGCCGGCATGGGATGATCACCTGCTCCCGAATGGCCAAGCCGCCGACTGCCAAAACGCTTATCTGTTCAGCGGCGCGCTGAAGGGATGGCGTGTGCCATCTTTCTTGCGCACGCTGACCAACTCCGCGGCGCGCTTCGTGTATCGTCTGCCGACGATCAGCGAGACGCAAGCGCTCGCGTATCTGGTCTTTAAGGCGCAACCCAACAACGGTGACACGTTCACCATTGGCGAGATCACCTATACATGGGTCAATGCGCTTGGTGTAATTTCGGGCGGCATACCCGGACAGATTGGCTTTCCTTATCAAATCCTGATCGGTGCTACGACGGCGGCGAGCGCGGCTAACGCGCTGGCAGCCCTCACGACGGACAGCGGGCAGAACACCAATTCGGGGGTGCTCTATGGTTCGTTCACGGTGGCCAACGAGAATGTGCTTTCATACCCGCCCGGCGCGACACCCCTTACGGGGCTTCCTGCTTCTACTACTGGCGTCGCGAATATCGGTGGCACTAATTACAGCTATCTTCAGATTGGCAGTGTGGACTTCGGTACGTCGTTTAACGAGATCGGTGTGGCCGAGAGCACCGTAAACGTGCGTACTACATGGCTCAAAGACCTGCTCGCCTTCGCCGACGTGACCACGACGTATCAAGGTGGCAGCAATCCAAATTTCAACAACATCATCACCGGCCCGGCGACGTGGCTGGAATTCCCCGACCCGGACACGAACGTGGTCCGCTCCCAGGTGGTCAACGATAGCTGGGACCGCTATTACTTCGCGAGCCCGAGCCAGACGCCGCAGTACAACACACGCGCTCGCATCGTTGCAGGCATGCCACCGTGGCAGCTTGGCGTGCCGGCTCCCGGGTGCTCGCCCGGTGTGAGCGTTACAGGCGGCGGTAACAACCTGCAGATGGGCGCTCCGAACGCCGCTGCAGGTACGGTCAGCGGCCTGGGCAACTATGTGTATCTCATTCCGATCAAGCCGACAGGCGGCACCCAGATACAAGACGTGCAGATCATCCCGCAGTCCACGGACGTGAACTGCAACTTCGCAGCGCTGCTCTACGCCGATAATGGCGGCGTGCCCGGCGAACTGCTGAACACTGGCTTTGTCGTCACTGGCATCACGGCGAACGTGAGCACATCGAGTGCATTTGAGAACCCATCCGGGCTCAACGCGAACACGCAATACTGGATCGGTTTCATGACCGATAGCGCGGAGACGTGGCAGGCGGCGCAGGGCGCCAGCATGAGCACGTTTGCGAACACGTTTGCGAATGGTCCGCCCGGTGAAGCGCCGGCGGCGAGCGCGGGCAACGCGAATATCCAGATGTTCGCTGATCTCTTGACCAGCGACGTGATCGAGGGCCGTGCGTATTTCTATACCTATCAGAGCGCGTATAACGAGGAAGGTCCGCCGTCGCCGGCTACGCTGGTCAACGGATGGAGCAATGGCGTCTGGTCGATCACCCAGATATTCCCGCCCCTTGCCGACGACATGGGTATCCTGCGCGATCTCTCGTACATCAACCTCTACAGAACAGTCACGGGGACCGGTGGCGGCGCTGTGTTCTTCTATGTTGCCACCTTGCGCCTGTCTGACTGGGCCTTCAGCCTGAACTACACCGCGGGGCCGTGGTATGGCGGCTTGTCTGACCTCGGGTCGCCCACCGTTACAGTCAACGGTAACCCGATCAGCGGGCTCGCCTCGACGACGGAAAGCTTCACCGACGCGTTGCCGGACAACTACGTGTCGCTGAACAACCAGATCGCGAGCACGAACTGGTTCCCGCCCCCTGCCAACCTGCAGGGTATGGTCGCATTGCCCAACGGCATCATGGCCGGCTTCAAGGCGAACGAGATTTGGTTCTGCGAGCCGTATCACCCGCACGCGTGGCCGCCGGGCTACGTGCAGACTACGGAGTACCCGATCGTCGGGCTCGGGGTGGCGAACGGCGCGCTGGTGGTATGCACAGGTGCGAACCCGTACGTGCTGACTGGCATCAACCCTGCCGCCATGACGCCGCTGAAATGCCCTGTGTCCGCCCCCTGCATGAGCCGCGGAAGCATCCTCAGCGGCGAGAACTCCGTGGTCTACATGTCGCCCAACGGGCTCATGAACGTGACGAACACCGGGATCGTGAGCAACACAACTGACTTGTGGTTCACCCGCGAAGGCTGGCAGACCCTGACGCCGCAGAAGTACACGCGCGCAATCTTCCTGGCGTCGTGCTATTTCTGCTTTGGCAGCGTGTCGCCGCCGGCGGTGACCCCTGTGGATACCTCTGTCGCGCAGCAAGGTTTCACGATTGAACTTGATCAGGACAATCAGTCGTTCAGCATCTGGCCGCAGCCGGGTGGCCACAGGCTCGGGTTCATCCCGCAGGTGAGCCATCTGGGCACGGATATCGACAACCTTTTCAGTGACCCGTGGACCGGGATCGGGATGGTGATCTCGGCCGGCAACGTGTACTTCTACGACTTCAGCACCACCAATTACACGATGGCGCCGTACACCTGGAAAAGCAAAATATATCAACAAAATACCAAGAAAAATTACTCGGCGATCCGGGTGTTCTTCACCCTGCCGCCGAACACGCCGGCCCAGGCCGCTTGCCCGAACGAGGCCTGCGCCAACGATCCTAGTTGGAACACGCTCGCGGCCAACCAGTTGGGGATTATCAAGACCTACGCCGATGTGGACTGCACCGGCGAAATGATCCTCGTCGACGCGCGTGAAATCCGCCGGTCCGGCGAGTTGCTGCGCATCGTTGGCGACTTCAAAGCTGAACAGTGGGCTTGGGAGATTGACGGCCGCGTGATCATTTCCAACGTGCAGATCGCGACCTCTGTGAAAGAACTGGGGAACGTGTAATGGCCAACGTCCCTACCAATTATGAAGGGCCGGTCTGCAATCTGAATACCAACCGCAACACGGTTCAGCCGGACCCGCCGATCACGCCGCAAATCCCGGTCGCCACTGATCTGGCGAGCGCGCTGCAGGCCATTAACAAGATGGCCCAGACCCTGCAGAACATGCTCGGGCAGGGCTGGGGGCCGAATAATTTCTATTTCGGGGGCGGTGGAGGCGGTGGCTTTGGCGGCGGTGGAGGCGGCGGGGGCCAACGACCGCCCCCTAAACCTCCGAACCCCAGTGATTTCGTGGAGGTCCCCGGGACCCGGCGGATGACGACCGTGCGAATTTACAACCCGCAGGACCACACACAGTATGTGGACGTGGAGCAGGTCGAGCACGTCCAGTTTGCCAATAAGCTCAAGCAGAAGCTGACGTACACGAACTAACTTTAACCCTTTGATAAGTCCCGCTGCATAGGCTCGCCGGGGTCTTGGCACGCGGGCCTCTAAGGGCGCAAAATGGTTACCTCCACTACCCAGTCCACCGGTCGCTCGACCAATTCCAGCAGCAGTTCCTCAACGCCTGTTGTGGTCCAGACGCCGCAAAGCCAGTGGGGCCTGCAGCTTTCGCAGTTGCTGTCGAACATCGGGCAGGGACAGTATCAGTGGGCCCAAGGGCAATTTAACAACGCCCAAAGTGTCACCGATCAGCAGATCAATAACTACCTGACCGACGCCAACAAGTCGCTGGCGCAGTCCGATAGCCTGTGGAACCAGTACAATAATACGTTCGCGCCGGTGATGAACCAAGTGGCGCAGCAAGCCGAAACGTGGGCATCGCCCGCGCGGCAGAATTTTAACGCGGGGCAAGCCGAGAGCACCGCGGGACAGGCGGCCGATCTGGCTGCGAACAATGCCAAAAATCAACTCATGTCGTTCGGCGTGAACCCGTCGAGCGGCATGTACGGCGAACTCGAAGATGCGCAGCAAGCGGCGCGCGCAGCGTCCCAGGCCTCTGCCGGTACACAGGCCAGCCTGCAGACGCAGGAACAGGGCAACCAGATGCTGACAACCGCGGCGCAGCTTGGTCAGCAGCTTCCTGGCCAGTCTGTGAACGCGATGAACGCCGCCTATCAAGGTGTCAGTGGTGCCGAGAACAGCATTCTCGGGCTGGAAAACACCGGCGTGAACCTGATGGACAGCGCCAATCCGTATTTTTCCAGCGCGGCCAACGCGATCAAGATGCCGGCGGTGGGCCAGAATTCTCAATCGCAATCATTCGGCACGTCCACGAACCAAAGCCAGGGCCAGTCGCAGGGTGGCAGCGGGAGTGGCAGCGGCAATGCGCCGTCACAGAGCAATCCGTGGCAGACCGGCTCGGGCGACAACAGCAATGCAGGGTTTGGTGCGCAACCCGGAGATTTCAGTACTGGTGGCGCCGGTGGCGGTGGTGGCGGTGGTGGCGGCGGACAGCCTAGCGCCGGAATACTGAGCGTTCCCGGCAGCGATAGCGGCAGCAACGGCGGCACCTGGGATACGTTCGGCACGGGGGGCGGCTATGGCGGTGTCGGTGGCGCAGATGCGACTGGCACCACGGATATGTCCAGCTTTGTCGACCCGTCGCTGAGCACCAGCGATTTCGGCAACTACAGCACGCCAGATACGAGTTCCTTTGCAAGCGGCGGCGTGATCCCCACGACCGGTGGCCATGTGCCGCCGTCGGCTAGCCCGAGCCACGGCGCCCAGACGGACGATATCCCCGCGCGCCTGAACGCAGACGAATACGTGATCCCGCGAGACGTGGTCCACTGGAAAGGCAAGGAGTTCTTCGAGAAGCTGATCCAGCAGTCCCGCAAGGCGCGTGGCGCCCCGCCGCAGCCGATCGGCGCACAGATGAAACCGCCGCTTGCCGGCCGGCCCACGTTCCGCTCGCGGCCGATGACAGCGGGAGCAATGTAATGTCCTGGAATAATCAAAACGGCGGCAACGGCCGCTTCGGTCCGTTCGATAATCCCGGCGGTGGCAGCTTCCAAAGTGGCCTCACCGATCAATCCACGTCGCCACTGACACCGCCTGCGCCTACGGCGCCGCCGCCCCCGCCGACAGGCCCGTCCGGGGTTCCTGCGACTGGTGGTCCTGCCAATTCGGGCAGGGTAGGGGGCAGCTACTGGGATTATAAGCCCGGCGATCCGATGCCGGGTATCTTGCCGACAACCCAAGCTTCAACGATGGGGATGGCCGATGGCGGCCTGATCCCTGCTCAAGGTGGCACGGTAGCACCTGACCTGGACACGGCGCTTGCCTCTGTGCAATCCGCGCTCGGGACTGGCCGTAAAGCGTTCGGCCTGCCTAGCGATCTCCTGGGTGAAGGCGGCGACCAAGGTAACGATAGCGACAGCGACAGCAACAAGAACAAGCAAGACGGCAGCACATGGCAGCCACCGCAGGATTTCGTTGAGGCTGCACAGGAGACCCCCGAGCAGCAGATGGACAAGGCGTATATTCCGGCGGTCACCGGCATCGGTTCCGGCATGGCGACGGCGCTGCGCAACGACAGTCTGCCGCCTGTACCGGGCCCGGCCATGTCCCAGGGCGGTGTGATCCCCGCCTTTGACGATGGCGGTGATATGGACACGCCGTCCGAGCAGTCATCGCCTCAACCGCAGGACAACGTGCCGTCGCCGCAGCCGGGCCAGACCCAGCCGGCGAATGATCCGCAGCAAGCACTCAAAGCCTACGCGATGGGGGCCGGCGCCATGCCGCCCGATCAGGCGCTGGCGCTGGAACAGCGCGTCGATCCGCAAGGTACCATGGACCCGTCACAGCGCAAGCTGATGGCCGTTGCGGCCGCACAGGACCCGAAGGCCCAGTTCAGCCTCCTTCAACATTATCGCCAGCGCTTCCAGGCGCTGAGCGCCTTTGCACGCGCCGCTGCTACAGGAACGCAGGCCCGCCCGGCTAACATATCTGCGTCGACCGACGCCGCGACGCGTGCATTCCATAACGTGCCCAACGGGCACTCGATCAGCTTTGCTCCCGCGGGGCCCGGCAAAGTCGCCGTGACGATGGCCAACTACGCCGGCGGCTCCAAACAAAAGTCCTATGCGGCCGGCGGCCCCGTGCCTGATGACACCCCCGATCCGGAGGATAGCGGGCCGGAAGCTATGAGCGGTATGCCGCCTGATATTGGTGGCGCACTGCAAGGTGGCGCTGAAGGTGCGCAGGACACTGAAGCAGATGCCGACCAGACGATGACACAGCCGGTTAGCGCCGACGACGCGAAAGGCTTGCTCCCCACTCCGGAGAACCCGCTGATCACTGGCGCGCGTGTTGCCGGTAAAGTTGTCCGCGGCGTGCAAGGTGCTGAGAAAGCCGCAGAGGGTGGCGTCAAGCAAACCGTCATGTCGGTATCGGATTATCTCAACGCGCTGAAGAACAGCATGTATGACGCGTACCTGGGCAAGACTGAGCCGGATCAGGTTCTGAGCAAAGCGGCTCAAGGCGGCGGTAGCACGCCGGACGAGACACCGGCCGCGCCAGCAGCCGCTCGCACTGCGAAGCCTACGCCGATCGTGTATGGCAACGCGGATCAGGCTCCCGGCGAACCGGCGTCGTCTGCAGCCCAGCAAGCCGATCAAGACGTGCGACCGTTTGGGAATGACCCGAACGAGATCACTGTTCTGCCGGAACACCCCACTCGTGCGCAGATTGACGCGTTCAACGCGTCGAACGGCGGTAATCGCGGCGGCGGTGGCGGCAGTGATCCCATTGTTGATCGCATCCAGGCGCAGGCGCAAGCGGCCTTCCCGTTTGCAAGTCAAGGGGCGCAGCGCTCAGCCTATATTGCCGATGCACTGAAAACTTCACAGGGGCAGCAAGGTCAAGTCGAACTGCAGAAGCTGCGCAATCAGGGCATGAAAGACCTTTGGGGCACCAAAGAGGGCGCTATTAACAGCCGCAATGCTGCAACGAATACCACACGTTTGCAGGTCGCTCAGATGCAAGCCATGCAGCGTGCATGGGCTGCCGGCCAGCGCGATTTTACGTCGCTCGTGAATTCACAGCGCGCCGCGGCGCCCGGTTTGACGCCAGAGCAATATGCCAAAGCTGCCTTAGCAACCATCCAGAATGGCGGTCCGATTGGCATGCCGTTCCAGGCGCCGGGTGCAGGGGCGCCGCAACAGGGTGGACAACCGGCCCAACCGGCTCCTATCACTGGCCCGATCGCAGTTAACCCGGCGACGGGGCAACGGATGACCGTGAGGAATGGCCAATGGGTCCCGATCCCACCGGGGCAGTAAACGGATTGCCTCCCCTGCCTGACGGCTTTGTCATGCAGGGCGATCAGTCTGCACCCACGAGCACGCCTCCGCTTCCTGATGGCTTCCAGCTTGAGGGGGATCAATCCAGCGCGCCCCCGTTGCCTCCTGGGTTTCAGCTTCAACAGCAGCAACCTCCAATCCAGGACCCCAGCGCGCTGGGCGCCGCGGCGCGCGGTGCGATCCGGCAAGCGGTTCCGACGACTGGCGCTGTGGTGGGCGGCAGTCTCGCCGCCGATACTCTGGCGGGTACTGAACTCGGCGCGCGCGCCGGGCTTCCCGGTGCAATCGCTGGCGGTGTGGCCGGTGCGCTGGGCGGCGGCTATCTCGCATCCAAGGGCGAAGACTGGGTGCTCGACAAGCTGGGCCTGCGTAACGCATCCGGCACCCTGACGAGCGCGTTCAACCCGGCCCAGGAACAAGCCGACGTTTCGCAGCATCCGTATGCCAGCGAAGCAGGGGGACTTCTTGATACCTTGCTGTCGCTGGGCACTGGAAATATCCAGGCACTGAACCAAATCGGGGGCGCCGGCGGAAAAATACTCCGCACCGCGCTCGGCGCGAACGCCCCTGCGGCTTCCGCTGGCACGCGGGCCGTGAGCGCTGCTATCATGGGTGCCGGTGAAGCTGGCAACGAGGCGTACAATGACGGCTCCGTCGACCCCGGAAAAGTCCTTCTGGCCGCTGGTGCGGGCGCTGCCGCTCCTGTTGCGCGCGATTGGGTCTCAGGTCTCGGCGGCCGTGTGGCAAGCACAGCGGCGGGTCTCAAAGGCACGGGCACAGGCGAAGTACCCAATGCCATCGCGACTGAGCCTGGAACTGCGGGTCGCCCCGATCTCCAAGGTCAGGAAGCCGAAGGCGCCGGCAAATCGGATATCGAAGTCGCCAATGATCTCACCACTACAGCGCCGGGTATCGCAGCAGAAAATGCGCCTGCCCCGGAAATTTCCGGCGCAGGTAATCCAGTCGGCGCCCCCATGGTGGCGCGCACTGCTGCACGGCCGTCTGACCCTGGCCGCGATTACGGCAAGGGCTCACCCGCGCAGGCCAAAGGTATCGAGACTACTCCGTCGCAACCCAATATCTCGGTCGGCGACACTGATCCAACGGTCACGGCTGCGCTTACGAGCGCTGCGCCACCTGCCGCCACGGCCGAGCCTCCTACTCCACCGATCAACACTGGTCTGGGCGCGACCGACGAAAGCATCCCGGCGTTCCTGCAGCGCAACCCGGACGGCTCGTTCAAGCAGCCGCCCCCGGCTGCACCTGCTCAACCGGTAGCACAGACCCCGGCGCGCGCCACGCGCAACGCTGCAATCCAGCAAGAAATGCAGCCGCAGCAAGCTGTTCCACAGTTGCATCCGAAAATCGCGGAAATTGTGGAAACGCCCTTTGTACAGGCGGCGACCGAGCACGCGATGACACGCCCGATCGAGACACGCCCCATGCCATCGGGTGCGAACTCGTCGAAGGATATCAACGGACCGGTCTACGTGGACCCGAGCATCCCCGAGCAATTCCAGCGCCCGCTCGCTGTCCATGAGACGGTCGAGCAGTTACTGATGGCGAACGGCATGAAGTATCCGGACGCGCACACGGTCGCTACCGCGGCCGAGCACGCCGCGGTCGTACGCGCTGGACTTGACTGGGGTGAATACACGAAGACGATTGACGGGTATCTGGCGAACACAGAGCGCGAGCACCCGACTGATCTGCCGACTGACCTGCATGTGAACCCCGAGGCGGCCGACAATGATCAGATGACCCATCACATGGGCAAGGACGAGATACTGCAGCGGCTAACGGCGCCGCCGCAGGAGGTTACAGCGCCTGTAACGAAGCCCGGCCGCGTGCCAAAGATCGTGCAGAAGGCGCTGCAGTTCGCCGCTGATAACAACATGTCGCGTGTTGCGCAGCGTCTTCAGGCCGCGCCGCCGGACCAGCAGATCGCGATTGCCCGTCAGTTGGATCAAATCGCGCGGTCCAAGGAATTCACCGAGGGACGCCGGCCGACCGTGAATGGTATGGTGGCGAACACGCCGGCGCTCGCGACCAAGCGCCAGGGTGCGCTCGACGCGATCCAAAAGGCTGTGGCTGCCCATCCGAACGAGAACCCGGATTTTATTCCGACCTCTGTGCCTGACAAGCAGGCGCTGGTGGGGCGCCTTCAGAAGATGGTTGACGCCGCGACGGCTGCAAACGGTGGCCAGGACCCGCTGACTGCATACAAGCCGCGCGTAAAGCCGCCGGAGTGGCAGATGCTGAAGGCCGCACAGCGCGCGATCACCAAGCCGACCCCGAAGAACATCACGGATTACATCGCCGCCGAAAAAATGCTGAAAGCCGGCGGGGCGGCTGATGTGCAGGCGACGACACGCATTGACGCTGACATAGCCAAAAAGGGTTTCGTGCCGGAGGGCGAGAACGAGGCACAGAACATCGAGCGTGAGACCTTTGATCCGATCGAGCCTGTCGCTCCCGGCAAGGACAACTCCTACGTGGAAGCGCAGAACGATCTGCGAAGCTGGCTGAACGAGCTACCAAACAAGGATTACTCCACGCTCGCGGAGAACTATGACCTGCACAATGAACTCACTGAGCCCGCTGACCCGGCCCAGTTGATGGATGACATGAAAGCGACGCTCGCGGCCGGTCAGCGCGGACGCGTTGAACCGCATGAGACCCCGGGCGTACCGAAACAGATCGCCGGCGCCCCATTGGGGGAGAGCGAAGGCGCTGCCAGCGCCGGGACCGTGCGTGCGCCAACCGCGGAGGAACAAGCGAAATACGGCGGTAAGCTGACCCCTGAGCAGCTTGCTGCGTACAAGGCCAAGAAAGCGGCACCGAAAACGGCGCCCGGCACCTTGCAGGGTGTTCAGGATGCGGCCGCAAAATTCCTCGGTGATAACAGCGGTGCTGTGCGCAACCTGCTGCCGTATATTTTCCCCAAGTCACGCAATCCGATCGCTGACCGCGTGGCCGAAGACCTGTCGCACGAGTTCAACGTGAACGAAGGCACCATGCGGACAATGGACGGCAAGCTGGGCGCGAACTTCGCGGCCGGCCACCCGCAACTCAGCGACGCTGAATGGACGAAGGTTTATCGGGACATGGAGACCCAGACCCCGCTTGGTCCGAAAGAGCAGGCGGTTTATGACCAGTACGTCAAGCCGCTCGTGGATGAGCGCCAGCGGCTCTATAACCTCGCCAAGAAAATGGGGTTCAAGCTGCCGGATGAGTACAACGGCAACGTAGCGAACATTCCTCGCGCCCGCGTGCCGGATGCGCAGCCCCGGGACAATGACACGCCGTGGTCCCGCAACCTTTCAAGCTGGGATGGCGCGCTGCAGGACCGCGTGTTCTTCGCGCTCGATGACAACGCTGGTCAGCGTTTGATCTTCAGCATGGACGAAAATGGCAATCCCGTGATCATCCGAAACGGTGCGCCCACTGTGCTTAAGAGCGCGCCGGCGTCGTTCGAAGGCAAGTTGGGCGATACGATCCCGCTCAACGTTGGTGGCAAGAAAGGCACCTTCACGGTGGACGAAGCCACTGCCCATGAGATCACCAACGCCACGAACGGCGAGGTCAAGTTTGCGGAGCATCCGCTGATCGCCTACGCGAACTCGATCCGCGGCATGCGCGCCGCGATTATGCGCGACAATCTGCTCAAGCGTATCCAGGCCAACACGACCGTGCAGGGGTTCTCCACGACCGACGCTGAGAAGGCGCGGACCCTCGGATACAAAGAGACGCAGCTTGAGCAGCTTCAGAAGGCCCCGCGCTCCGGAAAGACCGTCTACTACGACCCGCGGTTACAGCAGTTGTTCGACGATTTCCGGCGTCCTGGCGTGAACGAAGACGCGCTTGAGAGCCTGCGTAACTTCGCGCAGAACATGGCGAAGCCACTCTATTTGCTTTCGCCGACGTTCCACGTCATGAACATCGCCGCACAGCACTTCATTGGCACCGCGGCCATGCTGGCGCGCGAGCCCGCGAAAGCCGGCAACGTGTTCCGGAATTTCATTCCGGACCTCGCCAGCGCCTACAAGTCCGTGCTGTCGCAAGACGCCCTGCAGCAGGAAATGCGCGCGGCGGGTGGCCGGCCGATGTACGCCTCACAGGTGTTCGACCACGGCGTGATCCAGGACATGATGAAATCGGCTGGCATCCGGATCAGTCAGCGACCCGGCTTGTGGAGCAAATTCGCGCAGGCCTCGGGTATTCCTATTGACCAGTGGGGACACTCGCTCATGCGAGCGTCCAACAAGGTCATGTGGGCCGGCAACGATATTCTGCTCACATCGCTGTACCAGACAGCCAAGCGGCTTGGCATGAGCCCGCAAGAGGCCGCCGCCGCGGCGCACAACTACATCGGCGCCTATCGGCCGGACAGCCCGACCTTTATGGGCGCGCGCTGGGCGCAGAAAATTCTGAACGACCCAGCGTTCTCTTGGTTCGGACCGTACCACCAAGACCTGTGGCAGTCGATCGGCCGCACAGCGAAGAACATCGCAACTCCGGAGAACCCGGCAGACTGGCGAGAAGCCGTCGGCGCCACTGCTGCGCTCGGGCTGCTGACCTATGGCATCTACCCGTATATCCTCGACCCGTTCGCCAAGATGATCACCGGCAACCAGAACGCCACGCTGGGGCGCCGCGGCGCGGCCGCGCTCGCGCAAATCCCTGGCGAACTCTACGAGGGCGAGCCGAACGCCTATACCCAGGCCGGCATGAACTTGTTCACTCCCTCGATCCCGCTCAACACGATCTGGGAGGCCACCCATAATCTCGACTGGAAGGGCCAGCATGTGCTCACCCCTGGCGCGCCGGCGGTTACCCAGGCGGCCCAGGGCGTGGATTACGCTGCCCGCGCGCTCGTCCCGCCGTATGCCCAGGCGGCGGCCCTGGCACGCCAGCAAGGTGTAACGGTGGGAGCCGTGCTGAAGAAGATGCTCGAAAGCGGTGTCGGCCTGAAAGAGCCCAGCGACGCCGCGGCTCGTTATGAGGCCCAGCAGGGCAAGCACAATGAGGCTGAGCTACGCCACCGCGAAAAAGCCCCCGAAGGGTTTTTTGAGAAAGTCTTTAACCGCTGAGGGTTACATCGCCTATAACGAAGGTGCTATCATGCCGTATGTCAGTCGCGCACAGCAAGGATGGGCTCACACGCCCGCTGGTGAAAAGGCCCTCGGCGGCCCGGCCAAGGTTCACGAGTGGGATCAAGCTACCAAGGGGAAATATGGGTCGCTCCCCGAGCACGTCGTATCACATGCCCAAGGAGGGCCAGTCATGAACAAGGGATATCTCGGCAAGACGGAGAGCTACGCCCAGGGCGGTGCCGTCCTCGGCCGGAGCACAGACTTTATGAAGACCCCGGACACGTTCCGCGGCAAGCTGCAGCCGAACCCGCCCAACCAAGCCACAGACGAGAACTGGGGCAAGGGCGCCAAAGGCAAGAAAGGTGACGGCGGACCCGCCGCACCGGCGGCCAAGTCCAAGTCTGAAAAGCCGATTAAGCCAAGAGGATAAACCTTGGCTAAGCAGTCTCATTCTGCTGTGAACTATGATCATGGCACGCCGGCGCGTCACTGCTCGGTGTGTACGATGTTTCGTCCTGGACCACATTGCACCGCAGTGGTAGACCCGATCTATCCGATGGGTGTGTGCAAAATTTTCAAAAAGGACCAGGGCCATGACGACGATCGCTTACGCCAACGGGATCATCGCTAGCGACAGTCAAGTTACATCTGGCGAGACCATCTACAGTCGCATGCCGAAAATCCATCGGTTGTCATCTGGCGGCCTGATGGGGTTCGCCGGCGCCTGTGACCATCGTGACATGGTCGCGCTTTTCGACAAGGTCAAACAGACACGGCACCTGCCGACCCGCAAGGCGATCCTCGATATCCAGTGTGACACTGACGGACTGTTCATCATGCCGAACGGCATGGTCTATTATGTTGAGTGCATGCACCGCAAAGGCGTCTGGGAAGGCGGTCTCTACCCTGCAAGTGAAAAATTTGCCGCCTGTGGGTCAGGCGGCAAATTCGCGTTGGTGGCAATCGAGTGTGGAAAGAATGCTGTGGAAGCCATTCATCTGGCTTGCCGGCGCGATACTAATTCTTGTCCGCCGGTCCACCAGCTTTCGCTTGGGCTGCGCAAAATCGTTCCATCACGTTCGAAACAAGCCCCGCGTCGCCGGCGGTAACATCTTCCAGATCAAGATGCTGAAAGAGCAGATCGCCTAGCCGCACGCGCAGGCGATGCGTCAGCTTCCTGCGCGCATCATCTAGCTCGTCGGGTGTGAGCGCATCCAGATCAAGCGTTGTCACTTTGCGCCTCTGTAGCTGCATCCACTGTTGCGTGATCGGCCGCCGCTTGCGTTACAGCACCCTGTAACGTGGGGCCACTGTCGTCAGGTTCGTCTGGGATCACGGGCGCCGCTGCCTCGGGCGGCCGCTGATCTGGCGGCGTCTGCTTGAAGCAGAAGTCGTACAGCATGCCGCTTGCCGCGGGGATCGACACAACCTCGCTGCGGCCGCCGATCCGGTTGGTCCCTGCCGTGAGGCTGAGCCGGGTGATCGTCGCGCCGAAGTGTTTCTTCAACCCGCTGTATATGGAAGACACGCTGGTGTCTTCCTCGCGCAGGAACGCGTCGAACTTGTCCTTCGATATCTGCACGAGCGGCGGCGTGGTGTTGACCGCGCAGCGCACGAACACAGGGTCTTCGATCTTGGGACCCTGGATCACCGTCACGGGTCCTTGCTTGCCGCGGCCGGTGTTCAGCTTGTCGACCCACAGCACGTTACGGGTGACCGTGTCGAAGAACTTCGACAGTGTATCCGCCGTGCTGAGATACGTCCCGGCGATCGGTGACATGGACATGATCAGCTTGCGCTGTTTCAGGAACTCGTCAACCAGATAGCCATACAGCAAGCCCGTGTTGAACGTAGCGCCGATCGTGTTGGCCAGCCGTGCGCCCGCATAGAGCGTGGCTGCCAGGGCCGCGCGGAACCGCTCGGGGCTCTGCACGTTCACGTCTTTGTTAAATTTCTCCCAGATTTCCACGACGTACTTTTCGATCTCCGGGCCGCCCTTGGCCAGGACCTCGGCGTAGCGCACGCCGACCTGCCCATAGTTGCGGTTCAGGCTCTCGATCAGCTTGGACACCAGCAGCGGGTTCGCTGTGTCGGCGCGCTTCTCCACCTTGATCTCGAAGATGCGCTGAAGCTGCGCGTCGGTATTTTTCGTATTCCGCTTGACGAACTCGTAGAGGCTCACGTTCGCCCCTACGCCGACAAGGCTCTCCCAGTCGCCCGGGTCCCGGAACTCGCGGTTCTGGGTCAGGGTCAGGCCACCGCGGCCCTCTGTCGCCACGTCGAGGAACTGCTGCACGGGCTTAAGCTGTTCCACCCTATTGATCTCGTCCCAATACACAGGCAGATTTTTCAGTTCTCCCAGCTTTTTCAGCATGGCCTTCGGAGAAGTCATCCGGTTCTCCTTGGCCTTCTGCGGGCTCGCCCACACGGCCAGACCAATGGATATGCTGGTGGTCTTGTGCGCGCCGCCCTCGTCGGACCACGCATGCAAGATACCGTTATAGAGCCCGGTGGCGTGCATCAGCGGCGCCGCGAACGCGAGCGCAACGATGGCTTCCAGGGCCGGGTGCTTCTGGTCGGTCACGACCTTCAGCGCAGCGAACCAGGGGTCCGCGCTGCCCGACGGCGAATACACGCTCGCCAGTTTCGGATCAGCGATCCCTGCAGAGACAGACGTGCCGTCGGTCTTCATCAGCTTACCTCCATATGAGAACCCCGATCTGACGTTCTCCTTGTTGAACACCCATCCGTACGGAATGGTGTCGAGACGCCGGCGTTCGGCGTCAAGCTTTGCCATGAAGCTAGTCATGAACAATTCGATCCTTCTCTTGTGGGGAGGGTTCGGCTTCACGTCCTGACCGCGCAGGCAGACCATCAGCCGCTGCTCGGTGGACATTTCGATGCTGGGGACATTCACGTCTTTCCAGACGCCGGGGTTGGTCTCTACTTCGAATGCGAGATTACCCGCCCCGCCGCTGCTCGACCCTGATACCTTGAACCGTCGCAGGTGGGACATGAACAGCGGGTAGAGCCTATCCACCATCTGGCCGTCCACTTCCTCGGCCACGATCTCGTTGATGATGCCGTCTTATCCGTACACCCACCCAGTCGGCAGATCGTCCAGGTCCTCGGGCGG